TATTTCTAATCCTATATTTTTAGACCCTTTACAGCAAATCCCCACTATAAGTAATTTCGCCTTACTCCCGACGTTTGATGTTTTTCCTAGAAAAAATAGGTTTTATCTTTGTGAGCACCCTTCAAACCTAATAAGCAATTTTTCTAATTTCTATCCAGGAATATTAGGTAACCAAGGTTATCTTTCAAGATCTTTGCCTCTTGTAATTGACCCCACTAGTCCTTTGGGTCAATCGCTTGGAGATATAGGACCTTTTGGGCAACCAGTAGGCATACAGTATAATGAATTATTGTGGAGTCGCATATCTTTAGACTATCCGCTAAATCCAGCTCAGCCGGGGCCGCACAGCTTGCCGTTCCCTTTTGCCGGATTTTCGATGTTTGATCAGCCACTAACCCACGACTGGAATATTGTTGACTCCACAACATTAGGTGGATGGCAACCTCCAGGTTATATATTAACTCCTCCTAATGTAAATCCAACGGGACCACTAGGAACTCCTACTAATACTCCTCAAAGTATATTCCTTCCTTTTGTTTACGAAGGAATATATCCAACTCCTAGAGATCATTTTGGTGTGCCAAGAGCATTAACTCTAACTCCAGGCAGAGTATACAGGTTTGGCATAGTAGTCACAAGTCCATTATATCTGGGTCCTATGAGAATTGAGTGGCCGGATATTGTATATATTGATTTAGTTTGTGGTCCATGCGAATAATACTTAGCTGTAATTTTAATACACAACTAAGTAATGTGTAAATTTTTTTAATAAAGTAAAGAAAATTTAAGAGATTAATCATGGCAACATGTTCAGACAACGGTGGAAAACTTACGGTAAATCTTAGTCGTCAATCTTATACTGTTAATAGTGTACAAGGAGTCCCAATAGGTTCTTATAATATTGATCTAAACACAACAACAGCCGGTATGAACCTTATCGCGACCTTTGTTATGAGTGAGATTAATCCTTTTAATCCAAGTGTTAGTATACCAACCGCTGCAGTAGGCCTAAAATTTAGAAAGGGAGCAGACACGCCTATAAAACCAGTATGTCAGCCTAAAACAATAGTCAATACCCAGAATAAAACTTTAGTCTCAACAAATAGGTGCGCTCCTGCGTCAAATGGAAGTATAGAACTTTATGTAGATGTTATCCCCCTTCCACCTAGTACGGATCCTCTACAAGGATTTCCTAATTTAGTATATGCAACTGCAAATTACAGTGCTTTAGCCAATTTACCAAAAAAGAATATATTTACATTGTATGAGCACGCTTCAAATTTTCTTGACAGAGTGCCAAATAACTTAGAAGGAATTTGGGGAGGATGGGGGTACCTTGGTAGACGGCTACCTTTTATAGTTGACCCAACTAGCCCATGCGGTCTAGGACTTGGTGTTCCATCTGCTGGCGGAGTTACTCCAGGCATACAGTACGGTGAGCAGTTATTTAATCCTGTTCCGTTGTTTGGAGGAGGTACGGGATGGGGTACCCTTCCTGGTGTAATTTTTGAAGCTCCTATGGCATTTGCAGGAGGATTTATAGTTGACACTCCCCTTACCCATAATTGGCCAATAGACAAGAATCCGCCTTACACATGGAGAAAATCAAAATGGGAGCCACTTCTGTCGGCAAATGCGCCACCTGATGCTTATATAGCGGCACCTTTAGGGCATCCTAGAAATAGACCTTTTGAGTTGTTTAATCCATTTAATGAAAACGAATTGTACACAAATTCTAAAGATCATTTCGGTGTACCAAGAGCATTAATTTTGACTCCAGGTAAGGTGTACAGATTTATAATAGAATGCTCTAACTGGATTAGCCTCGGCGGTTTCCAGGTCATATTCCCTGACTATGTATATATTGATTTAGTTTGTGGCCCATGCGAGTAATTTGTAGTTATAATTTTGACACGTAAACAAGTAATACGGAAACTATGTAGCTCGCAACAAGCATCAAGGAGACCTAAGTTATGGCATGTACCGGGGGAGAATTAGGTATATCGTGGATAGGAGGCTCAACCCTACTACCTACTAGAACATCTAGTAGCAGATACCAACAAGTAAGCTCTACCGATATTTACGGAGATGTTGTAAATGGCCCATCAAATGTAAGATTAGGTAAATTATCAATTTTTACAGATGGTCCTGCTACCTATGCAACATGTAGAGAAACAAGATATATTGATCCTAGAAAAAATAGAGTAATAACTGAGTGCGCCTTAAAGGGTGATGGTATAGGCGAGGCGACTCTTGCGGCTGAATGGTATCCCGATCCTGCGTTTATAAGTGACATAGACGTGCCGCTGTCTACATCAGATTTAACTAAATACCTAAATATAACTTTTACTGAACCTTATTACAGACCTTTACAAAACTCATCGACAGCCCCCGTGGGCTCAAGTTTAGGTTTTAATCTTCCTGTCGTAGTCGGATCTGATAGTCCTTACGGTCAGTTTTTAATTAGCTATGGATTTGGACCTGGAGAAATACTAGCTCACTCTTTGCCACTTGCTCCAAACATACCGCTATACTACCCTAAACTAGTTTGTCTAGACTACTTAAATACCTTTCCTTTGACTGTGGATTGGGTAAACTTTGTAAATACTATCCCTAATCCTACTCGACCGTCATTAGTATGGTCCTTAGGAACAGATATGGCTAGGTTACTGCCCACTAGGCCAGCAAATGTATACGAAACTACTGTAACTAGGGGATCTGTTTCTGAGTTACATTATAGAGCAGCGTTTAACGGGGGAAGAAGTGCTATACCTGGTCAATTATTTAATAAAGGATATATAGCAGTACAAGGCCGCATCTATCTTTACTCTACTCCATGTGGATAAAGAATAAATTGTAAAATACACAGAAAACACGTAAAATAGTTAACTTCATAGGATAGTAATCATGCCTACCTGCACAGGATGTAAATTAACAACAAATATGAGTTATGACGCGGCCAGTTTCCAAGGCCCGGTAACAAACATAACTTCAAGTGGCCCTAGAATACAATTATACAGTCATGTAGTACAAGGAGTTGGTCAGCAAGAACTTTCGGGTATAACCGGGTTTCCTCTGGGCTGGATTAATATCTACCTAAACAATCCTACCGATGGTAGTTGCGTTGGTATAACAGGACAGTTAACTCTTCCAGCAGTTACAAGTGGTCAGCTGATTACTGGATCAAGTGGAATATCTTATAACGCTTCTACAGAATACTGCACTGGTGATATCCGTGGTTGCACCATAAACAATCTATACTTTGAATTCTCTGGTAATCCTAACGTTTACGTAGCCGCACCTAATGGTGCAATGAACGTTTACTCAACTGCTATGTATCAGAATCCGTACTCCTCGGCTCCTGGATCTAATCCTAGCTATGTTGCGCCTACAAAGTATCACACCCCAACTGGCCTGAATGTAAGAAACCAAAATATTACTTCTGGAAACCTCACAGAAGATCAAGTTTATATAAGCTGCGGCGGAATAGCAAGAAGTCAACTTACCTTTGAAGCATTTGTTCCAAACGTATTTGGATCTCTAAGAGCAACTTATTATTACTACATAAATTGCACAACTTGCCAGACAGGAACAGGCGGAGTGTAGGATGACAGTTAAAGATCAAATAATTTACAAGCTTAATGAACTTAAGACTAACGTTTCAGCACTAACTAATATAAGCCAAGAAAAGAAACAAACTATATTGTCAAAAATTGAAAAGACACTAGCAGAAGCACCAGAAGGTTGCTGTGGAAGCCCTGATGTGGTTCTTGGTGTACATATCATGCAAGATACTTATAAAGATATAGTAGTCGAACTAATGAATAGCTTTTAATTTTAAAGGATAACAAAAATGGCCGGTCCCGCACCTAAAGAACTTCAGCAATTTTGTACAGGATGCTCGCAACACCTTAAAGCTTATGCCCCGTATGGCTCAATCAGTGCTCCGATAGGAACTGGAGTAAGCTCGTCCATAATACCTTATATAGCAATAACTGGATCTGGACGAGGAGCCCTGTCTGGCGTGACTGGCTTCTATCTAGGCTATATGGCAGTCAATAGCTTAAGGAGCTTGACAGGGAATTGCACGGCGGTTACCGGTTCTCTGACCTTTACTGGCTCAACAGGTTTAACTGGACTAACTGGATGGAAGGCACAAGGAATTACAGGATGCACAGGCGCATCTCCTTGCATTAGCAATTTAGCAGTTTCATTTTCTGCAAATCCCAATATATGGAACTACGCTCCCTATGCTACTGTAACAATTCAAGTTCAGGATTATAACTATGGAAATGTTTATTTTGCAGGAGCACTAACTTCAGGAAATCAAAGCTTCTCTGGAAATATAAATACTAACGTGCCAGTAAGTTGCGGCACTTCAATTGGTGCTAACCTGACCTACTCTTTACGAATCCCTGGTTACTCAGGTCAAGTAGAGAATAGCGTAATGCTAGAAACAATTTGTAAGCCCTGCTTATTAGGATAATTAACTAAAAAGGAAATTCGATTATGCCCTGCACAGGATGTAACCTAGATTATGCACATGCTGTTAGCGCCCCTACAAGAGTCTACAGCAGCTCATACGGAGCAGTAAATAACTCTATAGGACCGTATGGATATGTGCCTTCTTTTGTAACCAGAATAGACATGGTTGGAGATGGACTTGGATCTTTGACCGGTATAACTGGCTATAGCTTGGGCACCTTAAATATGTATGTTGAGCGTAGATATAGCGGTCTGTGCCAGACTGTTACAGGTGTACAAATTACTGGTCTGTACAGCGGAAATCCGATGTACGAGAACGATTTTACAGGAAATATTGGATATTCTTATCGAACAGGATGCGATCAAAGAAATCCTTGCAAGGTAGGTAAGTTGTGGTTCTCGTTTAGCGGCAATCCCGACCTTTACATAGGAGCGCCCTCGGCAAGAACATCAATTTATGCGTGGGTCTCCAGTGCAACTAACGGATTACCTCCTGCCCTAGATTTTGGTGTACTTTCATCTGGTAATTCTTACCTACCGTCTGGAAGTCTTTCCATGACAAATGTGAGAATAGACTGTGGTAATAGATATGATGCACTCATTGAAGCTCAAACATTAATTCCTGGGTACACTGGATCTATAAGAAGTCAGTGCTACTTCACTCTTTACTGCAAAGAATGCAGCAACTGACCTTAACATGGTAAAGTGTCCCGAAGGTTGTAAGCTGGTAGTAGAGGGATCTGAGGTAACTTGGACCCCTCTTTACGCTAGTGGATTTGGGACCTTAGAGAAAGCTACTAATACCTATGTAGGTGATCTAGCCCTGACAGTAGAGGATACTGAGGATTGCGTATATCTTCACCCCAAGTTTAGAGTCAATCCTCTATTAATTGCCCTTAGTCAGGATTTTACCTTTAATCTCATTATAACTAACACAAGAGCCGAAATATATGTTACTCAAGTAAGCAAAAAAGATAACTTTGAAAAAGATTTATCTTTAGACAAACTTGGTGTAGTAAAATTTGATAAACTTACCTGTGGAGCGACAGATGGCATTGAGATTAAAGTAGTTACAATGCTGCCTCCATTTGCTGGTAATCTTACTGCAGATAGATCTTGGACACTGGGATGTAGTCCCACTAGCTAAGTGTTAAATTTTTAGCCAGTTCTGTCATATATGTAAAATACTTGTGCAGTAAATAGAAGGAAGAATACAAGGGAGATTATTAATGGCTAATACACTAAATTGCACCGGATGCTCCCCGTCATTTGACAGCGTCATACTGCAATACACGGGAACATCGGCTACCTCGTATCAAAATGTGCTATCAATGTATGTGACCGCTACTGGAGTTGGTGCATTCCAGGGCTGGTCAGGAACAAACATTTCACTAGGAACGATTAACGTCTATTCAAACCTATTCTTGTCAGGATACTGCCGAGAATACGCTAGACGGTACTTTACTACAGGCGCAACCGGGATATCTGGCGGAATCACATTCGTCAGTGGTTCAGGATGCACTGGACAAGGTTGGTGCAAAGGCGGAGACTTTAAAATTGAGTTCTCAGGAGATCCTTTATTCTGGTCAGGTTGGCCAGGAACTCCTTATGGAACTCTAACGGTCTACGACTACACCCGAGGCGGCATTGGATCAGTAAGAAATGTGACATTACCGGATGCGGTGATTCCAACTGGTCTAATGATTCTGAATCCTACTCCAAACAACGCTTTAAACTGTGGATTCTCTGAGTACTACGGCTTTAACTTTAAATTTGGATTAGTGGGAACTAGCGGTTATCTTGAGCACAATTCTACGCACGTTTACAACTGCTCTCCATGCAGTTCTGGTTCTTACTTACCACCTATCTGATAAATAACTAAAGGAGAAAACACAATGGTAATTTGCACAGGATGTGTCCCGGTTCTATCTACAGTAAATAACTACGGTAATTTAAACTTTGCAGTTTGTACTGGAACTACCGGAGGTCTACCATACTCAGAGCCACTGCTGTTCTCAAACCCAGCAGGATCATGGATAGGTGCTACCTATACAGTAAGGTATACCAATCCTTATGTTGGTCAATGCTCTGAAACTACTTATAACGTAATCACCCCAGGAACTGGATATACAGGAACTACTGGCGGAGGAACAGGGCTTGTAATCATAGACAGCACGGGCTGCACTATGAGAGATGAGTTTGGTTGTGGCGCTAACGTCTACATAGACATAACGGCAGCTTCAGGTCTCCTGAATGCTAATAGAACTGCAAACATACAGCTGTTGACTTTTGACATCTACGGTGGTGGCGTAACTCACGTTGCAACACTAACGTACTCTGGTGCCAGAACTGCTACAGTAAAAATGAGAAATGCAGAAAAAGTTACTCCATGTGGTCAGCAGTTTACAACTTACCTGCAAGCTATTTACTCGATTCCAAGTTCCTTTGGAACTTCTCTGTGGTCTCAAACAATTGAGCCAATATTCTTGCAGTGCACACCCTGCACGACCGGCTGATTTAATAATTTAATCTAAATCAAGAAATAGGGGGTCCAAAAGGCCCCCTTTTTTATTTAACTATATTGCTGTACAGCAAATACGGTGAGTACCACTTGGTGCTTCCAAAACCATAGGCCAAAATGGCAGAGGCTAAAGTGAAAGAACCCAATAAAGCCAAACGTAAAATCAAAAATATCATATGGGTATGTGACAAGCCTAACTGCAGATTTACAAATACTAGAACTATACAAAATGCAAACGTAGTTAATGACGATGTGTGTGATAAATGCAAAAAACACATACATGAACCTTTAACTAAGATAATAATAACCGAATAATGGCCGACACAATCATCAAGTTCCCAGGAGCTGGCAAGACAACCCAGTCTGCCGCTAGCGTGCAGGATTTCATAGCTAAATTTGACGAGGTCGTTAAGCAAACGCCTCCAGAAGCGTGTAGAGAGGTTCAGAACCATGAGACTATGGAGGTAATAACTGTACCGCAAGGTTTAAAGTCATTACCTGACATTGCTACAGGTGGAAAGAGGAATCCTCGTTGGGGAGTAACTCTGTCCTTCTCGGTAATGCCTGAGCTCAACAAGGCCCCCACTGGGCCTATAATGATCCCTCAAACACAAAGTCAGTTCTTTGCATCAGACAGTCTGGAGCAAATTAAGGACCGCGTCATTTTTGAAATTGAGAAGGCTATAAAGTTGGCTAACCTTGCTGTGGGCAACCCGGAAGGTTATCAAGCCTACGAAATGGCCGCAATGGAACAAAGACTTTCCTCACTTAGGGAACTTGAGGAAGACGGTAGTTGATATGTGTGTCTTACCGACGCATAACAACTCAACGGCAACACTTAGGTAAGCAACTCGGGTCTGCATCACTGAAAAGTGTTGCAGGCCCTTATTTTTTGTAATAACATGATAAAGCAAAGCACGATACTAATAAATCAACTATTAGCCCATGTACACTTTGACTCGGCTGATAAAAGCATTATAAGAATTTCTTTTGATAATGTAATAAAGATCTTACTAGAAAATGATATTATAGTTCCTCACAAGATGTATGAGGAAACATTAAATAAAGTACTAAATGAAAAGCTAGTAGGTAAAGTTCAAGCTACTGATGCAACTAAGTGGGCTGTAGCTCAAGCACTTTTGAATACAGCCTTTTTGTTAGCTGTATCAAAAGACGACATAATTAAACATAAAATTAAAACAAATCAGGCCTAAAATGAACATACCTTTTGATTTGTTAACTAAATGGATAAATGAGGATCAAGGATTCATAGAGTATGTCAAAGCCAACTATAGCTACGAATACGAGTATTACCACCGTTTTAGAAAATCTTCAGGGTCAGACTGCCCCATTGCCAGAGCAGCACTTAAGCGGATCTTCAACTCAGAATTGGGAAATAACCGGCAACAGTTGCTTGCCAGTATTGAGTCCGGCGTTTTCAGGACCCTCTGAGGCTGTCCAAAACGCAGAGAATGGACTTATCACAGCGGCTCAAGGGTTAAACCCGGACCTAAGTCCAGAATCAGTCCAAGTACTCAAAAATTTTATAGCTAGAAGTAGCCGGGGATTTGCCGGTACCATGCCTATGATATGTAAAGGCATGCAGTGCCCATTTATACATTCTTGTCCGCTGCAAGAGGCAAAATCAAAGCTCCCAGTGGGTCAAAGGTGCCCAGTAGAAGAAAGCATTGTCTATATGTGGGTTAACAAGCATTTAAACGCCCTAGGAATTGAAAATATTGACGCTCCCGAGAATAGCTTTGACATGGACATGCTTTATGAGCTTGCTGGTCAAGAATTGATAAGATGGCGCTGTGGTTCTTACATGGCAAAGAATCCTAACATAGTAGAAGCCAAGATGGTAGGGGAATCTTTCCAAGGCACGCCTTTGTTTGCTGATATTATGAATCCTGTTATAGAGGCAATGGAAAGGGCAGGTAAGAACGTCGCAAAGATTAGAGATGCATTGCTAGCTACTAGAAAGGCTCAAATTACTGCCGGTCAGGTTGCTATTGATGCTACTCAAAAAGCTGCTGAGCTACGCAAGAAAGCTGCAGAAATCAATAAAATGCGTAGACAGTTGAATTCAGAAAAAATAAGAGATGCAGACTTTACAATAAAAGATGAATTTAGTAAGTAAATTTTTAACAAGATTTATTAAAAGCTCTAAGGGCGAAAGCCAATTTGCTGCCTCTGCTATAAAAACCCATAGGATAGCTCCTTTGGCTTCTCGACATGTTTCCCTTATGACTTTGCACAACATGGCCAAAAGGAACGCAGTGACTAGGAAAATGGCAGGTAGAAGTAGTGTAAGAACACTCAATAGGTCACGCGCTCTAAGGTACGGTAAATAACCATGCTTGGTGCACTATTTAAAGGCTTAGGTTCTGTCCTAGAAAAAGGCCTAGGAGCAGCAGGTGACGCTGGTCACTTCATTAGATATGCTACAGGACTTACCGGGCAAGAATTAAAAGCAGCAGGTAGAGCTTCTTCTAGAAAAGTAGGAAGAATTTTAGGGAGGGAAGAGCAGACTGCTAATAGAATTATAAATCGGTCGGCTGATTATCAAGAAAGGATCATGCGGAAGGAAGGCATGAGCTTCGCTAGATCCCCTAGATTAGCGGAAAATACAGCAAGATACGAGAGAGCTTATGCTTCTAGACAGCGTGCAATAAACTTTGGATTAAATAGGCTCCTACCAGCTGCCGGATTCTACGCTGCAGGCCAAGTTGGAGGAGCTTTTATTGAGAATAGAGCAGAAATGCAAAGATCCTATATGGGGGAACAAGCATATACTTCTCAGTATGGGACAGCCGCTGGAACAGCAGCTAGTATTGTGAGAGGAGCTGGAACTTTTTTAGGTATAGAATCACTTCTGGGAATTAATCCCGTACAAGGAGCGATTGCCGGAGCTAAACAATTTAAAAAATTTAGAAGAGCTAGTGCAGTCTATGGCAGAGCAAGAAGAAGGGAAGCTACTTACGCAAGAATAAGTAGGCCCGTTTCCCCAACAGCAACTGCGCCAATAAGACCCACAGCAACAAGTAGAGCTTCTAGACGAGCTGAAGCAACTGCTAGAAGTGGAAGAACACCAAGAACTAGAGCAGAAAGACGCCAGCAACAACTAAATGCGCGTAAGGAAGCTCAGTTAAGAGGATCTCAGCAAGAATATTTAAGTAGAGGATCTGTTGTCCCAAGAAGTGCTCAAAGAAAGTATGCGCAAGGAAGATTAACTAGAGCTCAAAAAAGATTAGAAAAGACTGGCGCTTTTATTGGAGGAGTGCACACTATTCCTTTAGGAACAGCAATAATAGCTGGTGCAGCTGGAGCAAGTGTACTAGGGGCAGCAGATTCTCCTTTTGGTCTTGGTATGGCAATTGCTAGTGTAGGACTTGGACTAACATTATCGCCAGCAGGTAAAGCAATAGGCAAATTTGTAACAAAGTATCCTGTAGAGTCAATTGCAGGTGCTGGAGCTCTAACCGCAGGCGCTGCAATCGGATTAAGCAGGCAACATTACGCTGCTGCAGAGGGAAATATAGAAGATGTTAGTTATGCAAGAGAATCGGCAACTAGTAAATTAAATTACTCTACGGCAGGTATTGTCCAATCTATTCACAACAATAGAAGGAGAATGTAATGGTAAATGTTGAAGCCCTACTTAGCCCAAGTGGCGGATATGACTATGATAGCACTATAAACTCTGGAGTAGCAGGTTTAGTCGGTGCGTTTCTATTTGATAAAACTATTCACTCTAGCTTTGAAAAGCATGCTGTAGAATATTTTCGTAAGAATATTTCTCCAAGAAAAAATCTTATTAAACAAAGAAGTGAGATAGTAGGTAAGTACAAAAGAGCTGTAGAAGGTATTGATAAAATTGATATAAAGAAGGCTACTAAAGGTAGCGACGTCAGAAAGAGAAAAGCTGCAGATTTTAGAAGAGTCAGAGCACAAAGAAATACCGAACTCAAGGCCGTCAGTAGAAAATACGATCCAAATATTACAAAAGCAGAAAAAGCTTTTACAAGAAACTTAAGAGGCTCTAGAGGTCTATTTAGAGGAATTGGTATAACAATGCTTCTATCCGCAGGCTTTGAGTTAATAGAGGCTCTTGCGACCCCAGGTATTAGCAAAGTTGCGGCTCAAAAAGAACAACAATTTATGACTAGCTCAGGGACCGCGCTAGATAGTCAAGGTTCCTACACCATGCGTCAAAGAGCCGTGATGGCTATACATGACTCTATGATGAACGTTCGTCAGGTTATAGGGAACGAAGCACAATTTATGCATCGGTAATTTATCACACGTAATTTATATAAGCCGTTAAAAGGATAAAATCGATGTTCCCTAGTAAACTTAAGGTACTAATATTTGACATAGAAACAGCTCCGTCTTTGGGCTGGGTATGGGGTAAATTTGAACAAGATGTAATCAGTTTTGAGCAGCATTGGTATATTTTATCATTTGCTGCAAAATGGTTAGGCTCTAATAAGATTATGAACTATGCCTTACCTGACTTCCCAGGTTACTCAAAAAATAAAGAAAATGATAAGTATCTTGTTGAGAAACTGTGGGCTTTAATGGATGAGGCAGATATAATAATTGCTCACAATGGTGATAAGTTTGATATAAAGAAGTCCAACGCAAGATTCTTGGTTCATGGCCTAAATCCGCCTAGTCCATATAAGACGATAGACACTTTAAAAATCGCAAGAAAATATTTTGCATTTGACAGCAACAGACTAGATGACCTAGGTAAAATCTTAGGCGTGGGCGAAAAAGTCAGCACAGGTGGGTTTAAGTTATGGGAAGAGTGTATGCAAGGCAACAAGAAAGCCTGGGCTAAAATGAAGAAGTATAATAAGCAAGATGTGCTGTTGCTAGAAAAAGTATATATGAGACTTAGATCTTGGCTTAAGATACATCCTAGAGTAACAGAAGAGTCTACTGATGTCTGCCATTGCTGTGGTTCACATAACGTACAGCGAAGAGGATATAACTATACAAAATGTAACAAGTTTCATAGATACTTTTGTAAAGATTGCGGTGCTTGGACGCAAGGGTGCGCAGTTAAGACTGTAGCAATCTGATATATGACTGATATACAATACATTCCAGAGATAGACTATAAAGCATTAAATTTTAAGCCATTAAAAGAAGCTCCTCCGGGGGATCTGTGTGGAAATTGCATTGCCTACTATGATAAGCTCTACAAAACAGGTGTATCTAAATCTCCGTTCCCGCCTAACTGTAAAAGACACATATCCAATGTTGCTAACTCCTTAAATCCTACTGATTTTAGGGACAACGATGAGTACGAGCTAGCAAAAATTATATCTGACCCAATAAGCTGGGCCTACTCTGAGTTTGAGTGGGAACCTAGATGGTATCAGGAAAGAATACTATCTTGCACAGCTGATAAGAAGCTGATCAGGGGTGGTCGTCGTGCCGGTAAATCGGAGACAATGGTTATCGAGATACTGTTTGAGTTATGCACCAACGACAACCACACAGTTCTAGTAATCGCTCCTAGCGAGCGTCTAGTAAGTAGGTTTTTTGATGAGATGCGCAAGTTTATAAAGAAGAGTCAGAATATAACTAACTCTATAGCAAGATCCACTAAAGGTCCTAATCTTGTAGAACTGAAGAATGGATCAAAAGCACTCGGATTCTCTGCCGGTCCAGCTAGTTCAAATGGCGCTGATAAAATCAGAGGACAAGACGCACACTTAATTATAATTGACGAATTAGACTTTATCAAAGAAAAAGATATTGACGCTATTATGGCTATCTTGGCGTCTCACCCAGATGCCAGAGTAATTGCTGCGTCTACTCCACAAGGTTGGCGTAAAAAGTTCTATAGCTATGTAGTAAATAAAGATATAGGCTATAAAGAGTTTTGGTTCATATCAGCAGAAAATCCTACTTGGACAGATCAGCAAGAACAATACTTTAGAAACTCATATAACGAAGCGGCTTTTACTCATGAGTTCTTAGCTGACTTTGGAGACCTAGAAGACGGTGTCTTTAAGAGACGTCATATTGATAAATCTATACAAGATTATCAGTATACAACAACTCCAGAAGGAGACTGGAAGTATGTACTAGGCATAGATTGGAATAAGAGCGCTGGTACCCATATGGTTATTATGGGATGGAACGCAGGCAGGCTCAAACTAGTAAATAAAATTATTATACAAGAATCTGAGTACATGCAAACTGAGTCTGTCAATGAAATCATAAGACTGAACGAGATATGGAAGTTTAAGCACATATTTGCAGATGCCGGTTATGGCACAACTCAAATAGAAATGCTTAAGAGATATGGTCAAAAGAATCCTATGTCAGGACTGACTCATAAAGTACAGGCCCTGCACATGAATCAAAATGTGGAAATACTGGATCCTATAACTGCTCAACCTGTTAAAAAGTTTGCTAAGCAATTTATAGTTCAACAAACTGTAAAACTTTTAGAGGATGGTGCAATTATCCTACCTAAATCAGAAGACACTATAAGCACTGTTGATTCTAAGCAAATGGGACTTATTCAGCAAATGAGAAACTATAGGGTAGAAAACTATTCTATATATGGCTTGGCAAGATTTAGTCAGGGCGAAGATCACACCTTAACAGCATTTATGATTGCTTGTGCTTGCTTCGTATTAGAAGAAGGCGACCTAAAGCAAGTAGAGTATTCTACAAGAATTATAGGTGTCAAGGTAGATGGAAAAAGTGCTCCAGAACTTGGTGCTACAGAAAAAGAAAGAATAGAAGATGCTATGAAATGGCGTCTAGAAAGAACTACTGGAAAAGTTAGTCAACAAGGCAAGCCACCGGCTCCTAGGGACTTTGATATAGCTTCTCAGCGTCTAGGATCAAAATATAATCAAGTAATGAGAAGCAATACAAACAGAAGTTCGGGCAGAAAAGGTCTAGGCGGCAGCTTTAAGAGAAAAGGTTTCTAATGGCTCAAAAAATAGGTTATAACGGTATCCCAGAATTTGACAAGCCAAGAAAACTTGTTGAAGATAACGTTCCATATGATTCAAATACTCCTAAGGCTGATCTAAAGCCTCCTCCGGTAGATAGTAGAGAAGAAGCTACCTATGAAATATTTAGACAGTTAGCTACAACATATCTAAAGGGAGAAAAACTAAAGAAGGGCTTAGCTGGTATGGATCCAGCTAACTATATCCCAATTGAAGCTAGCGCCGGAGAAGTTGCAGCAGCAGCTAGAAGATTAAATAAGGAACAGTCTAACGATGGCACTATTATAACTTATTCAATGTTTCAAAAATGTGTAGATGAAATATATGCCAAGAAATGGGAAATACGAAGAAGATATTTTAATACTGGAATACCAGTTACTGGACCAGGGCAGCGGGAGTTGATATCAAATACTACGCAGACAACTACTCAGAAGGGTATGCTCCAAGCCTTTATAGAAGGCAGTGGAGTAGAAGGAGCTTTCCTTGCTACATTAATTATGGCTCCTTTTTTACTAGATGTCTTTGGTGTTCTTACAGAAGAAGAATTTGAGGCCAAAGTTGCACATTATGTTAAAGTATCAGCCGGTATAGCATTGCTACTAGAGCTAGGGTTTAAAGTCTATAAAATTATGGAGTTATTAAAATCTTTAAATGTCAAAATTCCAGAAGAAGATGTAAACAAACTGGCCAATAGTGAGGAAGAAAGAAGTAGAGCTTTAGAGGCAGTTGGCATAGATCATCAAGATCTGAAAAATTCGTTTTTATCAAACGATAACAAAAAAATTGTAGACTATGTAGGAGATTACTACAGCCGCTACGGTGGACTTATTGAGCCCAACGGTTATCTTACTATAGATCATTGGATTGCTTATTTGCATGTATCTCAAAATCAACAATTAGTTAGAGGAGCTTTAAACAACGCAGATGCCTATTCTCAAAAGTTTTCTTCAATAAGAGCAGGAGGAGAAAACCCTAATATATCTTCTACAACAACAGATACCACTGATACTAGTTTTCCAAAAATAGATATATCTATACAATTAGTAAGTGTTACTAAGACTCTTAAAGAAAAAAGCGATACTATCTATGATGATATTCTTAATGCTTTTATGTACCAAATTACTGATCAAGATATATGCTGTCTAGTGTCTTTGTTTGGCGCATTCAACGACACAGACATGCTACGAACTATTGCGGCAGTATTAAGAATACTGTGTATGGACCTGGCTGGAGAGATAGCAAATCTCCTCAATGCTATAAAGAAAGCAATCTCTAATATGTTGATGGCGGCTATATTTGAGTTAGTTGCTCAGATGGATAAGGTGATGCAAGAAGTTTTACTAAAACTAGTAAAAACTTTTACTGTGAGCATACCAGGACTGGAACAGTGTATAGGTCTACTTAGTATAGGATGGGCTATTATTAATTCTATCCAAGCCCTGTTTAAAATGATCAAAGAACTGATCAGAGAGATTATATCTATCATTAACGACTATGGCATGGGAGCTAACATGACTTGGTCGGTAGCAGCAGATAGAAGACATTTGTTAGGCATAGCTAGAATACTTGAGGTAGTGGCTGCAAGAATAGATGTGGCAAAGGTATGCGATACCTCAGGAACCGATGACGGGACAGTTCCATTAACAAACGTAGAAATAAAAGACCTTACAGCCGCTGATGTAATCTACAAAATTATAGGTAAGCCGCCTCCTACTTTAAACTTAAGCAATCAAGAAATTGAGAAATACTTTCCAGATTTACAATCTAAGACCAGTCAAAGACTTAAGTTTAAATACGGAATACTAGACATGCAAAATTCTAAGAGCAAGGAAGGAAAAGCTTGTGCAGATCCCCTTCCTAAAGATGCTCTCGACGAAATCGTCAATAAACTAAAATCGATCCTAAATGAAGAATAGCTAATATGGCTAATATAAAGCTTAAGGATATTAAACTAGCCCTGTCACAGGCTACCATAAACAATATACAGGTAGCGCTTCAGAAAAGAAGCAAAATTCTTGGCAGGACTAAGAGCTATGAATCTAAAGGTTATACAGAGAACTTTACAAGAAACTCTAAATTTATTGCTCCTCTCTATGACCTTTCGGAAATAGCAAGGGCAGCCGACGTCGAACCTTATGTCATGAACTCTGTGCGGAAGCATAGAATTAATATACTTAAAGAAGGTTACGACATTATAGGAAAGAATGAAAAGACAATTAACTATGTAAAAAATAGACTATATGAGATTGCTCTTATCAGCGGCATACCCACACTAACGTGGCTTAGGGAGTTTATAACTAATGTTATCATGTACCATAATGGATACCTAGCTATCAGAAGAGATGAATCAAGATCTTCTGGTAAGCCTATTAGGATGTTTGGCAGAACTATAAACCCAATAGCTGGTATCTTTGTCATGGATCCTCTAACTGCTGAAGTAGAGGTTGATATCTATGGAACTCCTATAAAGTGGAGACAGGCCCTATATAGCACAGACGGTCAAAAAGTTGAAAAGATATTTGATGTAGAAGATATTATCCATGTGGCCATAGATAGAAAGACTGGATTTACCTTTGGTACTCCTTATTTAATTAGTGTTCTAGATGATATTAGAGCACTTAGAAAGTTAGAAGAACTTTGCTTAGTTTTAGCAGAAAGAGAAGCATTCCCTCTCTACCACTACAAGGTAGGTACACCTGATAGACCCGCGATGATCTATGACGATGGATCTAACGAGGTTGATACTGTACTTGCTCAGCTAGAATCAATGCCTTCTCAAGGTTATATTATAACAAGTGAAAGACATGATGTCCACCTTATAAGCAGAGATAAGTCTTCTATGGACTTAGAGCCTTTGTTGCAATATTTTGAGGCTAGAGTTTTGGGTGGCTTATCTCTCTCGCCTCTAGATTTAGGTAGAGGAGATACAGCTAATAGAGGAACTGCTACAAGCGTAAGTCAAAATCTTGAGGACTCAGCTCAGGACTACCAGGTTGCTATTTCAGCGGCCCTCACTCAATTCCTAGTGGTTCCCTTGCTCTTAGAAGGTGGTTTTGATGTAACCCTTGATAATATGGCTTACTTTGCCTTCCCACACATTACAAAGGAAGAAGAGAGAGCCCAGCAGAATCAAGGACTCCAGCTTATGCTAGGCAGTGCTATAACTATTGAAGAATTTAGAAGAGATTATCTAAACAAGCCTGCTCTTACAGATGAAGAAGTTCTAGATACTGTTATGACTAAGCAGCTTGAGAATCAAATCAAGCTAGCAAAGGTCACCGCTAAGGCAAAGGCAGGTATGGCACCAGCAGCGCCTAGCTCTCCTGTTAAGTCGGTTTCTAACGCTACCGCAAACAAGGCCAAGCCAAAAAATCAGTATGGGTCTAAAGTTAAAAGTAGATTTACTAAGAATGACTTAATGACTTCTGTAGAAAGTCACATAGACGTTCTTAAAAAGTCTATAATGAGTATAACACCAACTGGAGAACTGACTATTGAAGATGCTGTAAATGCCGCACTAGTTACATTCGTAAAAGACTGTGTGAATTCAACTTCAGATAGTTTGCTTGATATAGTAGACTCTGGCTTCTCTGTTGCTAAGGAGCAATATTTAGAGCAAAATCCTGATTTCAAGGATGAGGTTGAGCCAATTGGAGAAAGAGCAATCTCTAGATTTAAGACTAACTTTATAACCGGATCATACTGGAAAGTACTGAATCCTCATAAGGCTCCTATAATCAAAAGTTTAACTCCAGATGCAGACGAGAATTCTAGCTCATTCTTAGCCATCAAAAATATAGAGATCATCAAAAAATCTATTGAATCGTTACTTAAAGATCAGGTAGATACTTCTTTTAGATATGGTTTCATAAGATTTGCAAAAAGAATGGGTTACAAATTTATTGAATTGGTAGACAATACCAGCAAAGAAGTAGTTGAGCAAATAGATATATCGGATGTAATCTATAAAGAGTTTATTCCTACGGATAAAAATGTAGAGTGTGAGATAAGATTACCTTTAGGAGAATCCTAGTAGTGAAAGCATTTAAATTCATTGACTCTGTACTAGTCGACCAGCCAACAGACATGGCTATCAGAAGTGATATAGCTGGCGTTGTAAACAATGGAAAGAATCCAAGACTTAAAGTATCGATGGATGCTACCCATTCTGGAGTTATAACTAACCGAAGAGTATATCCTGGTATCAAAGTACAAAAAGGATATAAGACGTTCTTTAGCAAGACTTCTGGTGGTGAAGCTGAATACGATAAGCCAGTTCTCCGCCATCACTCGATCAACGAAGATCCTATCGGTAGAATCGTAAAGGCTACATTTGTTCCCTTAAAGTCAGGAAGGGACTTTGAGAATGACTATGAGACGCCAGATCCAGAGGGGTCAAAGGGCTCTGGAGTTGTAACCATTGATGCAATTATCACTGATCCTGAGTCTATTCAAAAAATTATTGACGGCAGATATCTTAGCGTATCGGTAGGTCACAGCACTGATTCGGTAACTTGCTCTGTATGTGGTGGTAATATATTTAAGTGCGAGCATACTCCTGGTAAAGTCTATGGACCAGGTGGCGAGGAGATGGAAGCTGAAGATGCTATCGAAGAAGGCGGCAGAATGTGTTACTACATAACGGGTAACATGCAATATAATGAAGCCAGCTTTGTAAATATGCCTGCCCAGCCACCAGCAAAATTAATCAATTTTAAGTGGGAAGACTGTAATAAATTTGAAGCACTTAAAAAAGATAACATCCTTATTGAGTCTATGACTAGAGGCAAAAAGGCGATGGTTCGCGCTTTCTCTCTTCAAGACGACAGTGGGGAATATAACCTTCTTAAAGGCACTTCTATAAGTGCTAATAAGAAATCAGTTATAGACATGGCCGGTCCAAAACTTACTCCTAACGAAGACAATTCAGTATCTGAAGAGACTAGCAATGTCCCTCAGACTCACTTAAATAAGTCTAAACAGGATGTACATATGGATTCGGAAAGGACCGAAATAAAATCTAAAGCTAAGGAAGCTAAAACAATGGAAACTAAGGAAACCAAAGTGACAGATGGCAAGTTAGATCCTGCTATCATGTCCGCCTCGCTTGAGGCCCTTACCAAAGAGAGAGAAAAGATGCAACAGGACCTGTCCACTGCATCTACTAAGATTACTAACTTAGAGAAGACGATTGAGACTAAGACATCTGAAATTGAACGCCTGACAAAGGCTCAGATGGATATGCAGGTAGAGATGTCAAAGGCGCTGGCAACAGCACTGGCATCGGTTAGAGCGCAATTGAAGAAGCCTGATGCTTCTGGTCTAGATAGCGTAGATAAGTTTTCTGATTACTCAGAGAAGCTATCTAAGCGTTCTGTAGACTCGCTCAAAGACTCGTTAGCCGATCTGATCCTTGAACTTGCTAACGCAAAGAATCAAGTAAAGGAAGCTAGTGACGCTAAGGTCATCAACGATATTGTTTCACAAGATAAGGTAACATCACCGATTCTTGTCGATAGCAAGAACACTGTCCAAGCTGGAAGTAAAAAGCCTTCTAAGACTCAGGACAATTTAAAGAAGCCTATTGATCAGGCTTTTTCAGATTAATAATTAACGGAGTTTAATTATGGCATTAAGAATCCCACGTGGATATGCGGTAAACCGCCCATACTTCCGCGAAGTCTCTGAAGGCGTTAGACCTAACAGCCAGGCAGCCCCACGACTGCCCCACTCAGGACTCGCACACGTCAGAGTAGACGAAGTACATCACGATCCTATCGTGATTGACGCCGGTACCATTATCGGCGTTGTAACTGGTTTGACTGGTGCAACCGGTCAGTACGGTGTCTTCAGTGCAGGTGCAAGCGGTTCGTTTGTTCCTGCCATGATGAGAACAGGAAACATACCAGTTACTAATATATCTACGTCAATAGATAGCCAGATGCTAGTCAACCTAGGATCAACAGAGGCCACTACCACGTGGGGCATGGCTGGTCCTTCGGGCGCACTGCTAATTGGTGAAGTTAAGCCAATTGGCGTTGTGTCGCAGCCTGTCTACAGCTCGTACCTCACTACAGCGTTTACAAACTACAAGAGACAACACTCTTTAGGCTTTGTCACGCAGTATGTAATTCAGGTACCTGCAACAAACGTCGAAGAAACAATCATAAACGCTGGCGACGTGGTAATGCTGGGCAGTGGTTTCCACTATGGAATCGGAACAACTGATTTCTACGATGCTCAACGTCAGGCAGGTAGATACGCCAAGTTTAATTCCGACGCCTATAAGGCTCAGGAAAGAATCATTGGTAGATGCCTTAAGAAGACCTTTATCGGAACCGGCGGTTCGTCGACTTCGGTAGGAGGCCTGCTCAAGGACGGTCTTTCGGACTTTACCGCAGCTTCAGATTTGGCTGCAGAGTTCGCAGGATTAGAGAGAGTCCAGACGGTCCCAGGTCTCACGCTTTCGGGCGCTGAAACTAAGGGCGTCCCGACATTCCTGCTAGGTGCACGTGCAGACGCTAACAAGCGTTACTGGGCGTTGACCATTCTGGTAAGAATGTAATCTATAAAGGAGAAAAAAAATGGAAGACGTCAAATTGGATGCAACGTTTACCGAAGACCAAAAGAAGGTCGCAATAGCTCTGTACAAGCAGCTAAAGGACCAGGTCGATTCGGAAGTAAGCAAGAGAGTCGGCGAGCTGAGAGGCGAGGAAGAATTCCTCAATAGCTCAGATGACGCCAAGGCTGCAGTCAAGGATCGCAAGAGACTTGAGCAGATGACAAAGCTCTGGAAGAGCAATGGTTATGTCGATGGAGCTAGAGAGCGCATCAAGATGGAAGATCTATTCCGCAAGGACGTAGAGCTTACCCAGCAGATGCGTGACAACTTCTCGACAGATCACCCACTGTTGCTGCCCAGAACGATTTCGACAATAGCCCGCGAAGCTATTGAGCCTAACCTAGTTCTTACCGGCCTCCTGAACAGAATCACGTTCAACAACGGAACGAGAATCGTGTTCCCAGCCTGGGGTGGAGCTATGCAGGCTGCTGACCTTTCGGAAGGTGAAGAATATCCAGAAGGCAGCATGGAGCTGGCTGGTCAGGTAGAGGCTACGATTGGAAAGTCAGGTATTGCCCTAAAGGTTACCGAAGAGACTCTCCGTTACAGCCTTTACGACGTTGTCTCGATGCAGACACGTGCAGCTGGCCGCGCCATGGCTCGTCTGAAGGAGAAGAAGGTTGCGGATCTGATCACCGCTGATTACGGCACTACCGTGCTGGATAACTCAACGGCGAACTACAGATCAACAACTGGTCGTGATTCGAACGGTGCGTACAATGGCACCCTAACACTTGACGACCTGTACTACGCCTATGCGGCGATGGTCGACAGAGGCTTTACGCCTAACACCCTGATTATGCATCCCTTTGCATGGCAGATCTTCTCGCAAGAGGGTATCGCCCGTGCATTCGGCTTCATCAATGGCATGTCGCCGCTGATGTGGCAGATGCCTCAGGGCCAGGCTGGTAACGCTAACCAGTGGAGAGTCGGTGGTCTGAACCAGAACACCTATGTCTCGTCGCCACAGCAGTTAGCTACCACCTTCACGAACGTTCCGTCGCCATTCCCGACATCGTTCAAGATTGTTGTCAGCCCCTACATGCCATACAATGCCACTTCGCTCCGCACGGACATCGTCCTCTGCGATTCGAACGAGCTTGGCTTGCTTGTAGTTGACGAAGAACTGACCACGGACGAGTGGACAGATCCCGCAAGAGATATCCGCAAGATCAAGATGCGCGAGCGTTACGGTGTTGCGGTTATGAATGATGGCAGAGGCATTGGTCTGATGAAGAGCATCCGTGTAGGCAAGTCGTTCGACTTCTCCGATAAGATCTACATCACCACGACTGGCGCTGCTGCTAATCTGAGCTACGATGGCCAGAGCGGCACAGTCTGATAGTTGATAATATGTAACTAAGAGGGGATGATCCTAGCCAAAGCTGGGGTCATCCCTTTTTCAATAAGGAGGAAAATACAATGAGACCAGTTTATGTTTTAAACAAAACAAATCACAACAGAAGTGGAATAGTAATATGTGGTTTTCCTTTTGACAAAGGTGAAGTAACCTCCTTAAATCAAATTATTACTGTATCGCAGGCTAATGGCCTGGGATCTGATCCAACCTTTACTCAAAAAGTTCAGTGGGAACCTTATGGTGCTAACCACGAAGATGGATCTTATAGATATGGAAAGATAGCATTTAGAGCAGACGTTGCAGCTAACTCTGAGCGTCGTGCAGTAGTCAATCCTTCTGGCGGATCCTATACTACAGTTCCCTATGATGCGACTGTGTATAATATGTTTAGGGGTATCAGATTTTATTTTGCAATGAACGGTCAAGAAGTTGAATTAGACTTCAATCAGCTAACCTTAATAAGCACTGGAGGGTCTGACACTCATTATCGAAGGTATAAATACTTTGCTAGACCATTCCAAACTATGCAATGGATATGGGTAGAAATGACTTTTGATGTACCCTCTCTAGGTATTTATGGAGCAACTCAAAATATTATTAGCAGCACGCCTATAGAACATGTAAATTTCTGGTTTAGATACGGCTGCTCGCATATCTCAAGAGGCGGTGGACAAAGTATTGGACAGTATGCCTTTCAACAACGGCATCATGTCCTTACAGACTACACAGCACTAACTATTGCTGGGTGTGATTCTTTATTTAGATTTGAAGAGCACATTTACTCTAAACTAAATTTAAACAACTTCCCTTCTAATTATCCTACAACCAATGGTTATTTATATGTCTTGGAAGATCCAAATTTTATGAGAGAAAGGCATACCGATGGGATGAAGTATGCAACTTGTAGAAACTTTAGGGGATGTCTAATTTTAGGAAATAACCAAAGGTCTACTATACTAGCAGAAAGACAAGAAGAACTTAGCGCAATTGCAGAAGGCTGGGGCAAGTATGTACCGCCTGCCTTCCTAGATACTCCATTTCCTCCTAATGTAGATCCTAGTGACAGAGCAGATCAGACTGCTAGAATAGATCGCATGATGTTTAGTCGTCATAATTACTACGAGAATTTAGGAAGACGCCAGCCTATGCCATTTCCTGTAGGACCATATGGTCTTAGACCATTTGCTCCTGGAGGCGGAAATCAAGGTGTTTTAGGAAATGCATTCCATAATAACCCTTTATATTACACTATTTTAGCGTCTTACTCAAGAGAAATACCTTATATTGTTCACTCTGTAGGGCTGTGGGGACAACGACCAATGTGGTTATATGAGCAAGATGGAACTATATTTAAAATACAGAACTATCCAGATGTCTTGCTATGGTCTGGAGAAGTTCAGGGATACAGTCCCGACTACATGGGAATGCACGAATTTAGCTGGCCAGTTCAAGCAGCAACAGCACAAGAACCTGCAGAAGAGTGGGCAGGATTAGATAGACAGCACTGCTCTAGTCATCAAGAAGCACTTGCTGCTATTATTTCAGCAGATTACTTTTTATTAGATTGTTTTGCTCAATCTTGGGCAGAAAACTTTGCCGCTTGTATGCCACTATATTTTAGAAATAATCCAACTATAGATTCTTGGGAAGCAGACCGAGCGTCAGCTAGAATGCTTCAGACAGGGATAGTTTTATACTATGCTACAGGGATTGAAGATCTTTTAAAAGCAGTAATAAGAAGATATTGGCTCGGCAACACTGTCAAGTTGTCTTGGGAGTATGGCAATCCAGGAGGCATAGAAAAATTAAAGTTTATTGACGCTCCATTTTCTTGGTCAGATGGGTCTAGAAATTATTATCTCCCTGGAAGGTTAGATCAGATTGGAGATCCTGAAATTCCTGTCGGTGGTTTGTTTGTCTTCCAGCCTGGAGCAAATCCATGGATGACTCCATGGCAGTCTGCGTTTGTGGTTGCTAGTTATGTAGCTCTACAAAGAATGTTTGAAGATCTATTTCCTTTTGGTGCTTACATGAGTGGTTATACCATAACAAAACTTACTGGTCCTGGTCAATCAATAGCTCCAGGATCAATACCACTGTTTGATAGTATACCTAGAAATATTGCATGGGATCTTGCTGCTACCGTGACTATGCACTGTACTCATTATTTCGGACCAGGATCAGAATATAACTGGACTAGACTTCTAGTAAAGGTTGTAGCAGGAAATGGACTTTTTGCTGATTCTCCAGCAAGAAAAATACAGTGTTTCCCAGTTGGGGCTACTATCCGTGGTACAGTGTCTGGTACTACTGCAATTATTAATAGATTAGAAGGAGGAGCCTTCCCTGGTGGAGGATCGTTAGTAAGTGAAGTAGCAATTGCACTTAAAAATGTTTCAAGTCCAGGTTTTAATTATATTGGATCTTATATATCAGAACCCCTGGAGGTCATTGTAAATGGTCAAGTTATTTATGACTCAAATCAATATCAACCTAATCCAAATGAAGGAACGGCAACCTCTGTAATTGGCTGGTATGGAATAAGTAGCTACTGCTTTGATAAATATGGTCTTGGAAAAGACGCTCCAAGTTACAGAAAGCCATTAACTAAAACAGATTTAGAAGAAACTGACACAAGATGTATATGGAATATATACACTCAAGAGGGTCCAAGATGGGCACAATTTGATCCTTATTACGGTGTTTGGCAGGCAGTGTGCGCTAGCGTGGTTCTTAATGGTATAAAAAATAATTACTATACATCAAACGATCCAAACTACTCTGTAGCAGCTTTGTATAGCAAAGCTAAAGCTATAGTAGACTTTAAACTAGCAGAAGCTTCTTTTGATATTGGAGAATGGGATAGAGCTGCTTGGCCTTTTTTAGCTATCTACCAAGATTTTTTAGGTAATGGTGATATGATAAAAGCAGTCTCAACTTTAGACGGAAACGCTGTAGTAAATGAACCTGACATTCAAACTAATAATGTTAGATCGGTTACGATTGGGAAAAAGATTGGTTCGGACGAGGAAACCGAAGTTCTATTACAGGCCAGATCAATTGTGTTCCCATTTACTGTTTACTGCGTAACTCCTACAAATGCTAATATATCGGTTAAAGCAGTAGGAGATACTTTATATAAATTTGCTGTGCAAGATATAAGACTGTCATATGATTGGTCTCATGAAGAGCCTCAAGAAGTAGAAGGAGAAAGTATTGTTAACGAAATTCTTATAGTTACTACAGCAAATTTACGTGGACCTAAAATACATGCAATAATTCAATTATCTATAGATGGACCAAAACTGTCTACAAGTCCAGATAACGTTCCTGTGTATCAAGAATACCCAGATATACCTATTAGTGAACCAGGAAGCACAGAGCCAGGAAGCACTATAGACAACGAAGATGTTGGAAAACCTTTGACCTATCCTTATACTGTAAATCCTATTACAATAGCATGAACAAAAAAATAAAAACTAGGCCCTTAACGGGGGCCAAGGACCGAGCGGTGTGTGGGCACAGCCTCTACCGCTTAACCGGCCATATCATACCAACGCTACCTTTGGTATGGCCTAGGGAGGACGTACTAAGACTATGTCCTCCCGATTTTTAATTCAAGGATGAAGCATGTCTAAAAATAAAAAGACAAATGACCCTGGTTTGATTGTAACTACAGTAGGATCGTTAGTACCTGATCCTTCTCAAGTAGTAGTAACTGATACTCCTACTCCTCAAAAAATTAACAACTCTTTAGTTGGAAAAGAAATTTCTATAAATCTAAAGAGAGAAACTTATTTTGGCGTCGGTAGTATTTGGCTTAGTCCAGATGCTTACTGGTGCACTATACCTGACAACTTGACACCTAATGACTATAATATTATTGACAAGGCCCTACAAGCTGGAACTATAGTTCTTGGTAAGGTATTTATTCCGCCTATTGATAAAGCATCAAACACTTTAGAAAAATACTGGCTAATGATAAAGGAAGGTGGTTTAGATTCTAAGAAAGCTAAGAGTGAGTTTGCGATGCTTATAAAGAGAGGATCCGACTCAGGCTGGACTGCTCTAGAGATAGTTAACTATTGTATTGAAAAAGAAAATAAGGGTAAAAAGAGAAAGGAAGTCCTGAGACTCCTAGACCAAGTTGCAAAGAATTATGATGGACCTGTCCGTCTATATGACCCACCTGATGAGGCCGAAGGCATCAAAAAAGTTACAATTAATCCTGATGGGACGGTTAAACTTACTACAAACTCGGGAGCCGAAGTCGCAAAACCAATGGCAGAACCACTTCCGCCCAAAGACTTTGTAAAAGGTAACAAGACTGCTTCGCAAGCAGTTAATGAAATCTTCTCATAATAAATGGCCTTAACATTTGTCAGTTCAGACCCGGTAACCGGGACTACAGATTTTTTTATAAACAAGTCAATAGAATTGACTTATAATGAACCTATATCTCCATCGAGTCTGACTGACAACTCTATATATCTAATGGACCTAGGGTCCAATCAAAATGTTCCAGTAACAATTGCTTTAAAGTCAAGTGATACTAGAGTTATTGTCATAACTCCTCTAGTAAATCTAAGAGAGAATACTAACTATAGAGTAATTGTTATTGGGACAGATCAACTTATTGGATACTCTTTATCTGCAACCAATGGTGATCTATTAACTACAACAACTACAGTAATATTTGCTACAGGAGATTCTGTTTATCAAATTGATACTACCTTAGAAAAGCAAGCAAGTAATCTAACTTTAGAGGGCGACTTATTTCTTCCTACTAATGTCAAAGCCCTTGGTTATGACTTTACTATTGCAGCAGTCCGCCCTAAGAATCACAGTCATGGGGTAGATGTAAATATAACTGGAGACAATACTATAAGATTTAGCTTTACTAAAGCTTTAATGACAGGCCAAAACTATTCAAACTGGCTTGACATAAAGTTATATCCAATCCTTGAGGATTTTTTATATTTAGGAGAAGGCGGAATGACAGGAGAAAATTTAGTATCTAGAATTCCAACTTACTCAGTCTCTGCTAGTGACAAAGACCTGACGGTGACATTTGTTACTGGGCTACCTAAAAACCTTGCCGTTACAATAGATTTAAATAGTTCTATACGCTCTATTGACAATGATGAATACGGCGGCGCACTTAATTATATATTTAACACTGAGTTATCAGTTAATGCTTTTGGGCCAGAAGTTGTTAAAAGAGAACTTTCTTCCATAAGTGATCAATTGTATGACGACTATATTGGTGCTCTTCTTTTTAAGAACTCTATATTCTTATGGGAAAAAACGGGGAGAGGAATAAATCTAGGCAATCTTCCTTTTGCCGGTAAACGCTATATACTGCTTACTACTCTGCTAGATATAATGGAAGATAAGGATTATCATAAATTTGTACTAGGCGGAACAAGAAGACAACTTGGAGACTTAAACGTCTCTGTAGATAATCCTATAGGAAGGCTAGCTTTAAAAATAGCTAGAGTACAGAAAGAACGGGAAATAGCTTTTGAGACCTTGTTTAAAGGATGGCAATTTAAGTCCCTTGCAGGATCCACAAGAGCATCTTTATTTCAAGGCGATAGATTATGGTATGATGTCAATTGGAGATACACTGACACAAACTATAAATTCTATCAATGGAACCTACCTGTTGCTAACGTGTATCTCAATAGACACGCAAAAACAAATAACCCATTCTGGTGAAAAATCATGGCAAGTTTTCTTTACACAAAATACAAGGCATCGGCTCTCTCTGGAGCAATCAATCTAACCGGACACACCATCAAAGTGATGCTGGTAGATGGGACTTACGCTGCTCAGATCAATTCAAGCAACGCCCAAAATACTCACTTCCTAACTGGTGACGTAAAGGCTTACGAGATTGCAGAAGGCGGCGGATATGTTAAAGGTGGTAAGATACTTACCAACAAAACAGTTACTGCCGATACTGTAGACAAGGAAGGCGTCTTTGATGCTGACGATGTTTCCTGGACGAGCAGCACTATAACTGCTTCAGGAGCAATTATCTATGTATCTGGATCTACCAATCAATTTGGAGATTTGTCTAATATGAACGACACTGCTTCAAAGAACCTATCTTACCTTGTTGCATTTATCGACTTCGGAGGCAACCAATCGTCAAGCGCGGGCACGTTCCAAATTGTTTGGAATAACGAAGGTATCATAAACTGGTCTTGATAGATGCATAACAAGGAAGTAAATCCAATTGATACTTACTTCCTTGATATAAGGAAACAGCTTGAACAGATCCAGACCACTCAAATTGATCTCAACGATTCCTTTGATAATTTTATGAGGGAAATGATGGAGAATGGATTTCAGTGGTTTGGATTACGTCAGATAGATTTTAGTAAGCCATGCACCTGCAAACAGGCTACTAATCAATCTACTGCTCAATGCAAAAGATGTTTCAGAATAGGATTCTTGTTTACAGACTACATAGTAAAAGGCTATATGTGGCTTAGCGCCATGGGATTTGAGTTTAGAACTTCTACGGGAGATATATCTACCCAAAGGCGCAATCTAGTGCTTCAACATGATAGGCCAGTAAATAAATTTGATAAAGTTTTGGTATTAGATATTGAGTCAGAGACTGGCAAAATAATGCAACCTTTTAAAGTCATGAGAGAGTTTTCTGTACAAGACTCACTATCTCTACGAGGAAAGAACGGCAGAATAGAGTACTGGAGATGCAGTCTAGAGGAACGCAATCTGGACGATGGTAGGTTTGCCGGACAAGGCGTGGAATTTGAATATAAAGGTAATAGGTCTAATGCAGAACCTCAATGAACTCCCAGAGTTTAGTGACAATTATATACAATATTTTGACTCTTATCTGCAAAGTTTTGAAATAAGAAGAAAGTCACGGAACGAAGGCAATCTATCTTTATTAGATGCTATAGAACATATAGGTCTATTTATGCTTCGGCATCAAATGACTTATGTGCCTAATAAGACTAATAAAAATCTTATACTGTTTCCATTTATGTTTGTTGAGCCTGTTAAAGGCGACAAAATATTAAATACCAATACTGGTGAAGTATATACTGTTGACCAAATTATTAAAAACCCAGAAACCGGGTTGTGGGAAGGACTTATAAAATTTGATCTTATACATCCTCCTTCACTAGAACATTCTCACCATCTTCAATATTTTAGTGCTAAAGATAAATATATTAGGTTCAGGCACGAGATGCCAGATGAGATCCCAAATCTGGTAGGAGCAAACCTAGAGAAGCTGTTAGTACAGCCTCCACCTATATTTCCAACCATAACCTGGACAGTAAAATCCGTGGAACCCGGAAGCCTAGGAAGAGTCTTTGACTCCAAAAAGGAATACAAACCAAGACTAAGAGAGTCGGTAAAAGACCCCTTTGTCATGGGACATACTGTTGAGATTTATGGACAATTTTTTGATAACATTGTAGAATTTTCTAGTTGGTCTAACGATCCGCGAACCAGCGATAGACTGATTAGATGGTTTGATCAATTCATGCGCCTAAAAACTGGGAACCTTATCCAGCACGGTCTTAGTCAGCTTATCTTCTTTAAGAGATCAGAAGATCAATATGATAAGACTTGGAGACAGGCATTTTCAGTTAGAGGCACTCAGTACTATTTAAGGACTGAGCAATTAGAAGCCGTCTACAGTAGAGATATACTAAACATAGATATAAACTTAGACGTGCAATTTAATGATGTAAAAAATAGAAAGTTCAATGCACCTAGATGGATAGCCGATCAGTTAGTAACTGGCGAGCTAACCGATTCTGAGTACCGCGAACTATTCTACAGGTCTGGCGAATACCAATTTGGTGGTATAGAGTTGCGTCAATAGGAGAATAAAAATGGCTGATTACCTTCCAGGAATCAATGTTACTTTAAACGACCTAGGGCTAAAGATAGCACCTCCGCCCGCTGGTCCAAAGGTTACTCTGCTTGGAGTAACTTCTAACCCAAACATAAAAATAAGAGAGCCCTACACAGTTGCTTCTGTGGAAAAGGCAATGAACACACTTTACTTTGATCTACCCAAAACTATTTATCCTGGGTCGGTAGGTGAAGGAACTTATGGCGAAAACGGCAGAGTTCCTGGCGAGCTTGCCTTGGCCATAGAAGAAGCTATAAACGCAGGTGCTCCTAACGTTGAAGTAATGGTTATAAATATATTGAACGGAGCAGCTTTGCATAGCTACATCCAACCAAGCACAAACCACTCGGGAAGATATGTTGACTTGTCAGGTGCCTATGAAGTTCTCAGAAATAGAGACCTTGATGTTGTTGTACCTGTCGGCGTCGCTATCGACGAGAGATTCACAGGAAGCTTTGAATATAGTCCTGAGACATGGAACTTTGGTAAGCAACTTGCTGATTTCTGCTATCGTTCTACTAGCGAGTCTAACTCGGCGGTAGGCGTTATCTCGGTCAAGTCTCCAACTCAATGGATATTTGACAACAGAGCAGAACTGGGCAAGAATACTACCTATAGCGGAGAAATCACTTCACTCTTTGGCCTTGTCGAAGGTGGATTGCCAAAAACAAACTTGCTTACTGGTCACTATGGTAACTCTACTATATTCACAGACGCAATAAAAGCAAGCATCGCCGCAGGTATAGAGTTTGGTGTACCTTCTGCTTCGCTCATAAATGAGTGGCAGGCATACCACACTTACCCAGGTGACTCTACCAAGTCTGAAGTAAACATTACAAACGCTTCAAACTACGCTACAAGCTACCTGTACTGGCTGTATGGCGCAGCCGATCAAGCTGGCAACATGTTGTCGGATACATCGGCCACAAGCTCTACAAGTGTTAAGACAGAGTACTTCGGAAGATGGCAGGCGCAGGACAGTGATGATAATCTTGTAACTGACGCAAGAGGAAACAAGATTGACGCTGGTGCTTACATAAGCGTCTTTAGTGCTCCTCTGAGAACCGTTGGTACACTAACAAGAACCGTGGCTCTTGGCGTTGGTGCTTCTCCTGCTAACACAAGCAGAAACAGCTCTTGTGCATCGGCCTACGCTGGTAAGATCGCAAGCCTTGCTCCTCAGTCATCGACTACTAATAAGCAAATCGGTGGCTTGACGGCGCTTAGATTGCTGTCTGCTAGACAAGCAAACGACATGACGGGTATGCGTCACGTAACAATGTATTCTAGAACAAAAGGCCTAACTGTCGCAAGCGGCATCACTGGCGCCTTTAATGTTACTAAGTACGTCAGATCAGACTACACCAGACTGACCACAATGAGAATTGTAGCGGCTGCTGCAGACCTGATCAGAGCAGTCGGAGACAAATACATCGGAGAGCCAAACAACGCTCCTCAGATGAACGCTCTGGATGCTGAAATAGATCAGTTACTGCTGTCCATGAAGGGACAGGGAGCACTAAACTCCTATGACTTCTCTATTTCTTCTACTCCAGATCAGAGAGTGTTAGGACAGCTTGATATCAACCTCACGCTAGTCCCAGCATTCGAGATACAGGAAATTAACCTAGTAGTTTCCTTAAGTAAGGAACTATAAGGAGGTAATGCAAAATGGCGACTAAAGGCGTATCACCATCTGGCTCACAAAAGTCAGGCTCATCGTTCTCTAAAACCTATAATAGCTTCTCCGGTGTCGACATGGTCGCCACTTTCGGAGGAAAGATTATAGGAGAACTTCAGGGCATATCCTACACAGTGCAGAGAGAGAAAGCTCCAATCTACACCATGGGAGACGCGGATCCTAGATCCTTCTCCCGTGGAAAGAGAGGTATTGCTGGCTCTATAGTCTTCACCGTGTTTGATAGATCGTCACTCTTAGAGGTGATGAAGGATAGACCATATATAGCTAACCGTTACTCGATTCCTCAAGGATTTGAGATTGCTGACGTCAATATCAATACTATCGAAGTCCTTCCTGGCATTATAGGTCCAGCAGTTGGTTCGGCATCGCCTACCGTATCAAGAATTGCTCTTGATAAGGTCCTTGCCCAACCTAACTACTTGGATCAAGTTCTGCCCTTCGACATTGTGTTGACTGCATCTAACGAGTACGGCTCGGTGGCCAGAATGATGATCCACGGCGTTGAAGTTATGAACGTCGGATCGTCAATGTCTATCGACGACATAACCACAGATGAGGCCTGCACATTTATTGCTACTGCAATAACTCCTTGGAGTAACCAAGGATTCGTCCAGGTCAACAGCGATGGTAAGTCGGCTGCATTCGTTGCTGGCTAATATTTCTGACACGTAGTATGGAGGGGCGGGCAACAGTCCGTTCCTCCATTTCCATTTAAGAGAGTAGCTATGACTAGTTTTCAATCACCTAATCCAGCTCATTATAAAGCTAGTCCTTACTATTATAAAAACTATGCTAATACATTAGCCAATGAGATAACTGATTTACAGGCTAAGAGATATCAAAAAGATGCTTCTGCTAGATGGAGCAAGTACGAAGAGTACCAGACGTTTGCCGGTCCCGACATCAAAGCAGCTATATACTTACCACTTCTTACTAAAGGATCCTTGGTAGGAGAAGATTCTCGTAAGTTTAAAATATTTGCAGATCTACAAACTATATCTATTTCTTCTACTAGATCAGTTTCTCCTATAAGAGTATTTGGAAGATCTAGTCCTATAGGGTACACTAGAGGAGCAAGAACTTTTGCTGGAAGTCTTGTGTTTGCAACAATTAAAAAAGATCCTTTTAATGATGTAGTAGATGTTGGCATAGGAGAAAGTTTTGCTAATGCTACAACTTCACTAGTCGCAGACCAGCTTCCTCCTTTTTCTATAGTCATTACAGCTTGTACTGAAGCAGGTGCTGTTGCATCTCAAATAATACATGGAATAACCATAACTAATTACGGAACTACATATAGCGTAGATGACTTATATACAGAAACTACATATACTTATGTAGCAACGGATGTCATGCCACTGACAGCTGGGAGTTCTTACCAAAATATTACTAAACAAGCAATTAGATATGGAGAGTTAGGCGCTAAGGCTGCATTTAGTAGTTTAAGTAAATTAGTAGAAGATAGCATGGGCGCAGCCTACAATAAACTAGTAAGTATACAGCAAAACGCGATAACAGCAAGAGTAGAAAGAGATCTGTTTAAAACTGTTGAAGAGTCTATACAAGTAGGAAGAGCATATAGTTTAAGAAAAGATCAACAAGAACAAGATCTAGAACGGCGCAGGCAGATACTGAGAGAGCAGGGACTAGTACCAGATTTTTAAAGCAGTACTATGACAGAAACCTACATCTATTCGACGGCTTCTACTGTAGCTGCTTTTATAAATGGTTACCATGTTGAACAGGCTTATGGATTTAACTATAAAGAATCAATACCTAAGGTGCCTATTTATGGATATAATGATTTTGAATTTTCAAAAGCTGTAAGAGGAAAAGGAATTGTACAAGGTATATTTGTTATTAACTTTACATTTCCAGGTTATCTAAACAGCGTGCTAGTTTCCCGGCAGGATGTATATGAACCTAAATTGTATAATTACAATTTTAATATTGGACCATCTACCGAAAAACAGCATCAAGCAAATTTATTTAATACATTAAAATATGAATTACCTGCAAACAGCACCTTAGACAGCAAACTAGCTAGAGCAGAATACATTGCTAGCTTAATTTCAAATAAGTCTACAAAAGATGCTACTAAAAATGCATTAAATAAGTTATTTATAGATAGTGCAAGATCTTCTCAGCCAGAACTTATTGCAGCAAGAAGTTTTCCAAGTCCTTTGATTGTAGATTCTAGTTCTACAGTAGGGAATCAGATAGACATATATTATCAAGATCCTGACCTTTCTACTTGGTTTGTAAGGTTTAACAACGTACACTTTACTGAAGTATCTCAAAATATTTCTCAAGCAGGGGCAGAAGGTAGTTCTGAACCTCTGTATGAGATCTATGAATTTATTGCACAAAATAGAGAAATAAAGTTAATTAAATAATATGAGTGACACACAATCAATAATTGATACAGCAAAGGCAAACGGACACAGAGTCTTTAAGGCTAAGGTGGCCGGTATTGAGTGTATCTATAGAAGCTTAACAAGAAAAGAATTCCGTGACATCCAGAAAAAGATGGCGGACAAAACTGAGGCTATCAGGAAGGCTAGTTCACAAGAAACAGCAGATACGCAACTCAGCCTCCTGAAAGAGGAGGGAGAAGAGGAACTATTCCTGCGCGCAGTACTTCATCCAAAGGTAGGAAGTCAGCTTGACCTGGCTACCTTACCTGCTGGTATTATACCTTCGCTCTCTGAGCTTATAATGGAAGCCTCAGGCTTCGGTGATGAAGTAGAACCTCAGGAACTATGAGATGTGGACTCTAACGCATCTAGGATAACCTCCGAACAATTCAGTTTTTTGCTGCTCGATCTTCGCGAGAGGGTTGAGCAGCTTTTTTTATATGAGCTATTTGGAGACAAGTTTGTATTTAGACCTTTATATCTTTCTGAATTAGACTCCATAGCTTCCTTATCAGAAACTATCCCTGAGTATATTATTGACGAGTGGATAATAGCTAAAGCTTTATTATTATCTACCTGTGGTAAAGATTATCTTCTAAATGACGCCCCAGCAGGGGCTGTAGAAGCTCTATCTTCGTCTGTATTGCTCTTATCTTCTCCTGGGGATATCCAGGTCATTAACAAAAGTTTAGAGGAAGAAAGAGCTAAAATAGGCACGGACAAGGGGTTAATAGAAAATACTATATTAGCTGGTACTGGCAATATATTGGGTAAAGAGCACAAAAGAATAACCGCTAGAGAGCAAAGTAAATACCTGGTGTTAGCTGAGTCTACTCTAGGAAGAAAATTAGAGATTCAGACTCCGACTACTTCTACAGACAAGAAAGGAAGAAAAAAGCAAATGTCTCCAGAAGCTGCAGCAATACTATCAAGAGAAGCTGCTGATAAGCCAGACTTTGACGCGGACAATAAAATGTTTAGAGCTCTCTAGTGCCCCCTCCAGAAGAACCAAACTATATTATTCAAAAGCGTCAGCAAGAAATTGCTGAACAGCAAAGGGATAACTCTAGCTGGTTATTACCTTGGGCAGCAGGTATAGGCGCTGTTGCCCTAGGCGCTAAGATATTTAAAACTCAGTTAGCTAGAGAGGGTAATATATATGCTAACATGTTGCACTTCTTGGGGCATCCAACTGCTCTAAATACAGAAGTCGACAAGATAGCAAACTCTGGTGCTTCTACAGCAGCTAGCGGTGCGTCTGGTATAAAGTCTCTACTTAACAGTGTATTCAATATAAAGAAAAACACTTTACAGTTAGGGCCTATAGATCTTATTCAAGATCTTTCTGGCAGTATGGATATCCTGGGAGGCACAGCTGCCGGAGAAGTCAGAAATACTCTTAAAGAACGTTTAACAGAATTTGTAAATCGTCGCCATGTAAACTACGGTAACCATACAAGCTTTTTTGGAGATAAACTTCAAAGAGCAACCGTTGGAGAAGTTCTTAGCAATCAAAGTAGATGGTATAACGTTATAGGAAAGAATCAGTGGAATACTTTAACTGAAGCAGTAGAAGAAGGATTAGTATCTCACTCCACTGTATTAGATAAAAATATTTACACAACTGTATCTGGGTCTATAAGAGACACAAGACTCAGAAGTGTGTTTATGAAGTCTGTGCAGGACAAGAACTATAATTTTGGTCTTGTTCCTAAGGTAGATCTATTTGGACAATTTAATGTATTTCAATCTTTGTTTGGAGAAAAAAGAGCTGTAGCAGTCCTAGGTGGTACCGACTCATTCAGTGGTCCTAGGTATTTTATTGGAGGGAATGTACTTGGCTATAGTAAGGTTAGTGGAGATGTAATAGAAGAACAAGTACTTCAGACTGGACAAAAATTAAGAAGAATTGGAGATCGTTTAGAACCGATAAGAGCAGCTAGGGAAGATAGATTACAATTAGATGTAAAACAAAGGACTAGTGCAGTAGGGCAACTTGTAAGTAAATTTGAAAAACTTACCGGAGTTGGTACTAGTTTTTCTTCTAGAAGATCATTTTTTGATCTAGCTTTTATAAATCCAATAAAAAGAACTAGAGCTTTAATTAAAGGAGAAGCTCAACTTGTTTCTGTAGAAACTGGTAAACAGGATTATATATCTACATTTGTTGATCAAGCTGTAGGAGCAGAAGCTCCAGAGTTAATTCAAAAATCTGTTAAGGCCGGAAAAGCTGTAGGAGCTGGTACAGACTTTAAAGACTTACCTTGGTATGAAAAATTATTGACAATATTTGATCTAAGTCCTAAATTTTCCTTAGTTAAAAATACTGGCGCAGCAAGAATAAGGCAGAAACTTCTGGCTGGAGAAAGAACTTATATAAGACCAGAAGAATACTTTACTGCCCCTGTAGGATCTGGTGGATACACTATCAAAAGAAGTCCTCTTGATGAGGCATATAGATCTAAGCCTAGTGTAGAAAAACCGCTATTTTATGCTGCTCCAGAGAGTAGATTGATTCCTGGAATTACTTCCACTAAAGATCTTACTTCTTACCTTGCCTTTAGAACTTCCCATTTAGCTTCGGCAACCCTAGCTGGAATAAGCTATGCCCCTGCCAAGAGTCTAGTCGGTAACTTAACCAGACTGGCTGCAGTTCCTATAATATATGGAGCCGCAGCAGAAGCTATTGATTACGCCGACTATGTATCAGAATCTATAACAGGCATATCTCCAAAGAAAACTTTAGCTAGCATTTACGCCGGACTTAGGATTGCTCAACAGTCGGCCAGAAGTGCCGTAGGCGTACAGCAAGGCTTAAAAGCTTTAGAAGAAAACTATCCAGGATCTGTAGACAGCGGTCTTGGTTTTGTATTAAGAAATATTGCAGCTCCTGTCGCTACCTTTGCAAAGTTAGCTAAAAGCACAACCATAGGCAAGGCTCTAGCAGGAGCAGGTGCTGTCCTAGCATTGATAGGCGGAGAGTCTCCAGGACAAAGTCCAGGAGAATTAATTGAAGAATATTCTGGAGAAAGAAAAGTACCTATAAGAAAAGGAAGATTCTGGTTCATGGGTAATACACCCATGGAGGGTGGAGAAATATCTAGATATGATTATAGCTGGTACCATAAGTTAATGTCAGATTATAGATATAGATCTACTTATGGATCAAAAGATGAGTACTATACTTATCATAGTAATGTTTTTGGCATACCATTTCCCACGCCTAGCAATCTAGGTGGATTGCTTAATATATTTAATCCTTATAGGTTAGAAGAAATAAACAAAGGCACCAGACCTTATGAAGTTACTGGTCCAATGTTTGAAAACGTTCCTGTATTTGGTCCTATACTTGGATCTACTATAGGTAAACTTATAAAGCCAACTATAGAAAGGCCTCCTGAAAAATACTTATCCAACCAAGGAGTGCTGCCAGAAGGCCTTGATCCAAGTACTGCCAGAGACCTGGGCATTCCAGAAATAAACTCTACTGCACCTAGCTATGATGATCCAATAGCAAGATTGCAGAAAATGGCTAATATTGCTACAGAACCGCTTGGTGTCTATAAATTTGCTATGGAATTCTTTGGAGTAAAATTTACTCCTAGTTTCCAGGAGAGGGCCGATTCTAGTATGCTAGACTCGCCTGCTAGAAGATTATATGCAATGCAGTTAGGTGGCGCGTTTGGCCAGACAGAATTCCTAAGAAGATTTATGTTGTCTGATTACGGTATAACGGCTAACACTGCTTCAATGGTTAATAGAACTAGGAACACAATGCCTAGCTTCTTGCCTGGAAAAGGCTCCGAGTTTGAAAGAGATAAGAGTTACTTTATAGATTTTTCTTCGGGAGATCCATTCCTTAAAATTGAGGACGCAGAGTCTAGATTGCCTGGACCTGGATATGAAGCATTAAATAAGTTACACTCAGGTAGACCTGGAGAGTATGACGTTGTAGATAAATTTTTGATACTTGCGGATGTTGCTCCCTATAGCCAAGCTTTTAAGACATATAAAAAACAAGTACAAGGAATGCAGCTTGATCCTTATTATCAGGCAAAAGTAGAACGAGCTTTGGATTATAAGAAAGGAATGACCTCTATAGAAAATAGATATCCTAGACATATTGATTCTTTGATCAACATAAATAATGAGCTAGGAAGCAATCCTATATATGACGTAACTAGAGGTCTATATGATTTTGTCACTCATGATATATTGGCAGAAGTTCCATGGCTTGGTTCTAAACTTGCTCCGTTTAGAGATCCTTATGAAAAATATAGAAAACAATATGTTGAAGGATCTGAATTCCCATCTTGGTTCCATCCATACGAAGATATAGTTCGTCCTGCAATTACTGACACGGCTCTTTCCAATCCTATTATTGGAGCAGTAAAAGGCGCCGGTATAGCCTTTATGATGTCTGGTCCTTTAAGATTTATGAATCCTTTGGCTAATGCCGCAGGCGGTCTGCATTCCGCCCTTAACCTACCTGCAATTAGTGCTGGCGCAGTTTTAGGCGCTGGAGTAAGTACAGCTAGAATTATGGGAGGCTTACCAAGCAATTATGTGCCTGAACATGTCCAGGCGGAATCTGACGCTGTAGAATACTTAGACAAGCTTACCTATCTAAAAAATAGATCTCTAGAAAATTATACCTTGTCTGCAGGTATGCCCGGCCTGTCTAGTCAGTTTAAGAAAATGCAGGGTAAGACTATGGTGGGCGCAACTAATCCTATGACTATAAGAGCAAGTCTTCCTAGATCATCTGATAAAAGATACTTTGACATATTTGCGCAAACCCCGGAAGAAAATAGACAAGAACTAGTTGAAGGATTGCCTGCTTACATGGGCTATGCCTTAAACAGATATTGGTCCGGCGGTAAGAATAGGCAAGCAACAGCAGATCAAGAAGTTGCTGAGTACTTCAGCGAAAGAGAAATTCCGTCTTCAGATTGGCTAGGATGGCATCCTTCAGTGGATACACCATCTATGAAACTGAAGATGATTCAACATGGTTTAAATGGTATATCAGATAATTACCATAGATTTGGTTTCTATGAGTCTCACGAAAGAACTTTAAATCAGATATATCCTGATCTTGCAGAGCAATCAGTAACATTTACAGCTCCACCTAACTACTCTAGTTTAAACAACTTCTATCAAACAGTTGGGCAAAATATTGCTCAAGGTCTAGGAGCAAGTACTATGAATGGAACTTCACATGGCGCTAGGTTTACTACTAGAATACAAATGGATAGATCTAGTGAAGTAAAAAATAATTACAGAAGAGAATACAGATAATGGCTAGCAAAAATATTGGTGACTACTTAGGAGCTAAAGGAGACAATCCTACTCAAGCTATTATAGATGATCTCTTTATAAACAAAGGTTCATCAGCAAAACAAAATCTTAAAGGTAGCTTACCTGCCGAAACTTATCTAGCCAAGCTAGGCAGACTCAGAGAGCTGCTGGGTTTTGCTCCGATAGATAGACCATCTCACCTTATCAGAGAAACTGATCCTTATCAAATATTTAGAAGATACAATCAGTTCGAAAGAATATCTTCGGATTCTAAAGAATTTTTAGATATAGGAAGACAGTTAGGAGGAAAAGAAACTGGAAAGTCGTTTGCCATATTATCTAAAAGGATGCCTGATATAGAAATACTAAGAAAGGGAAAAGAAATTTATCTAGGTAGCGCGGGCATGGGCTATACACCTCTTCCTGTTCAAGCCGAAAGAGGAACTTTAGAAGGTGGCTTAGTTCAATTAGGTAGATCAAGAAGATCTGCTTATCAACTTACAAAAATTCAAGAACCTGGATTTTATGGACCAGATGCACCTGTAATAAGAACCTCATATTCTGAAGAATTTTTTGATAGATTAAATAGCCTTATTACTAGGTATAATAAAAATGTAACTCCAGAAGACCTCTCAGTGTTTATGAGGGGCTTAGGAAGAATCCAAGAAAGCGTCATTGGTGAAGGAGTCAAAGGAGGGTTTGCTGCTGGCGCTTCTGCTAAAGCAGGGAAGGTTAGACTAAAAAGCCTACTTGCTCCAGGACCTAGTATTAGAGGAATGTCTGATACTGCTCTTACTGCAATGTACAGAGGCCAGCAGGCTTTAGTGCTACAAGAGTTCCAAGCCAGGGGAGAGACTAGACAGGTTGCCGAAATATTTGCAAAGCATAAAGAGTATGTTGAAGCTAGAAGAGTCATAAGTCAAGTCATCAAAAGTAGAGGAGTAAGTGTTCCCGACGACGTTGGTTTCTTAAATGTCATAAGAGCAGGAAGGCTCGGAGCAAAAATAAGTCCTTCTATGGCTTTAAGAGAGGCCTATAAAGTAGTTAAAAGCTATAACGAATACTTACCGACTGCATTTGCAAAACTTGGCGTAGCCGGAATGCATCCTTTAACAAAAGCAGATTTTTTAGTTGATGCACTAAAGAATATTGTAATGCCTGTTCCAGAGGCTGCAAATATATTTGGATCACAGTTCTCAGAAAGATTTCAAACAAAAGGTTATCATCAGGTATATAAAGCTTCTCCAATTACACGATCTATAGCAAGAAAAATACAAAAAGCTGGAGCTAGACCTGTTCCGTACTTCATGACAGAAAGTGAATTTTACGCAGGTACACCAGCTAGAAGTGCTACTGGAGTTGACATAATTGGATCAAGACGTCCTTATACAGTTCTATCTTTAAAACTTAAAGGATCAAACGCATATCAAACAGTCTTCCAGGATTCTGGTATGCTCATGACAGCAACTGGTTTGGAGGCCAGTGCATCTCGACAGTACCTGGACACGGTTAAAATAAAAGGTCCTACTGGTAGAGTACTTAGAGCATACGAAACTCTAACTGGAGGTAGCGCTCTTGATGAAAATTTAAGGATGCTACAAATCAATGAGCAAGAATTTGAAAACGTTGTTAAATATTCAGGAGCCACGAAAAAGTTTAGAAATAAAGTATTAACTCAAAGAGAGAAAGCTCTTAGCACATTGATGTATGCTCCTACTAAAGATATAGCCACCGGAGAGATCGTGATGGCTCCTAGGCAGGATTTTGGTATATTTGAGATGCTGGCACGAGGAAGACTTCCTGGCGCTGAACCTATGAATTTTGCGGGAGCAAGAGGCGGAGGAGTTCTAGTTTCTCCTAAATATACATCAGGAACTTTGTCGTTGAGACTTCAAAGTATAAAAGAAATGGCTGCTGGCTCTGCAGGATTTGTAATAGGTGGTATAAGACTAACTGGAGTAGGAGTAAGACAAGGAAACGTTTTAGGAGGATTGCTACATCAATTAGATGCCAATAGAGTAAAAGGAGCTAAAGGTCTTGGTGTAGAAGCTGTTATAGGATCACAAGATATACAAAAAATAGATAAAATAGATAGATTTTTAGACAACTTCCACGCAACGTTATATCGTCACGGAGTTTCAAGTGAATATGAGCATTTACTAGGAACCGCAAAAGTAGCCAGAGTCGGAGGTCAAACTCTTACTGCCTCTATGGCAACTAATAAAAAAGAAGCAGTTGCTCAGGCCATAAAAGTAATAAAGGATTTAAGAAGTAGAGGAGGTACTTATCGCAAGATAGCGGAAGAAGCTAGAAAAGGAATTAATATTACTTCTGCTGTCCAGCAAATTTTAGGCGGAACAAGTTTAAAGGATGCTATAGAAGATGCTAGAATTATATCCGTTTCTGGATTCAAAAGATCAGATCAAAGACTTGATACAAACTTAAGAAACAGACTTAGAATTACCTTAGGTAAATTTAAGACTGCCGCAATGGGCAGTGGACTACTTGGATATGAAAATGCAATGCAAGATCCATTAGTAAGAGATCTTGCCTTCCAATTTAAGATGTTTGGATGGGATCATGCTAAGAAAGATTTTGTTTTAGCAGATGAGCATCCCATAAAACAATTTTTAAAAGGACTAGCTGAGCCAGGTGCTGTTAAGCCATTAGAAAGTCAAGTAATAACAATAGGCCAAAATGGTGAATTACTTCTAGGCGGAAAAGGAATAAAGAAATTACCTGATATAAAACAGTTTACAGCAAAAGCTGGCGGTGTATCAAGGGCCGAAATAAAAGGCACACTCCTTGATCCTGACTTGGGTGATTTCTTTTATCTTGATTTAGGACAAAAAAGAAAACTAGGACTCCTTGGAAAAGGAATTGATAAAGAAGGTAAAGAAATATTAGGAAAACTTGAACATAGGTACATACCTATTCCTAGAGCTCTATTAAGAACAGAGCAAGCTACGGACGGAAGAGTTATATTAGGTAAAACTCATCCTGCATATAATGTTCTTAAGATGCTTGCTTCTCTTGGTTCAGGACAAACAGAAGCTGAAATTAGAGGAAGTGTACAGGGAGCAATCCAAGCTATATTTGACAAGCTAGGAGGCAAAAAAGGTATCCTGGCAAAAATGAACACCATACATCTTGGTGCAGGATACAGAGCTAGGCTGGTTCCTCAGCAAACTACAATACATGATTTAGCTAATATGGGAAGCTCCAGAAGAATATTTGAGGGAGCTGTATCTAGAGAGCAATTAATAGCTTCTATCGAAAGAAGACAAGGATTTTTCTTAGGGGCTAATGCTACTAAGGAGTCAAAGGCGGAATATGCCGAGCTTTTAAGAAAGGCTAAATATGAAAATTCTATATACTCCATGTTTATGGCAGATCCGACTCAAAGAGCAGAACACATGTCAGTGTTCAGGCTTAGAATTGTAGACACACCTCTAACGGCTGCTAGTAATATCCGCGTCTCAGAACTTGGACTAGACGTCCAGATGCATCCTCTTGCATTCAAGATGTTTGAGAGAGACGTCGATAATGATGCAATAGCAATATCATTATTATCTGGCAGGTCAAAAGAGTATAGAAACAGAATAGCTAGACAAGCAAGAGCAATAGAACCTACATTGCAGTTTTTTAGAGATGCTGCAACCACAGCTAAAGGTGTTGCGCAACAAACTGTAGTAGGGGACATCTTTGCGGCGTTTACCGGTCAAAAAAGTTTTGCTTCTTTAGGTTATTCAGCAGTTAGACCAACTGTAGAAAGACTTATACCAGCTTTAGCGGGAGCAAGTAGTATACTTGATCTTGAAAAAAGAGGCATAAAAGTAGATATAAGTCAAGCAGAGCTCAGAGAAATGCAAAGTATTTTAGGAGCGGGCACTAAGTTCTTTGAGCAAAAATATGCTGCATCTTTTTCTTTATCTCAGTATCTATTTCAAGCAGGTGTTAAGAAAGGTACTTCTAAGGTAGGACAAGAACAATTAAATATAGGCTTACTAGAACTAGGAGAACAGACTGCAGTTGGTGGTTTAAATATTGTTAAGTCTATAGAAAAAGCTTCTGATCTGTTTTATGAGTTCATCAAAGGACAAGATACAAATAGAATATTCCAAGCTGGATTTATTCTAAATAGAACAAGCACTCCTAAGGTACTAGAAGGACTTTTAAAAGGAGCACAGCAAGGTTCTGAAGAATACATGCTTAGGAAGGCGTCTATTATGATGGCACAGACTATTGGTCTTGGCTATGCCATAGCGCCTAAGGTTGGTAACCTTGGAACAGTAGCAGCATTTGCTGAAGATGAAAATATGTTCTATAACCAGAAAACTTTATTCAAGAAAGTTTTTGGTCCTTTAGCAGGAATTTTTGCTCCTGAAGAAGAAAAAGTTTTGAGCAGTGGCATAGGAGGAGCAACACCAGGACAGGCTGCAAAAGTTAGAAAAGCAGTAATACCAGGTCCAAGTACATTTGGACAGAGGATATCTTCTATAAAAACTGATATGCTCGGAAGCTTGAGAGCTCTAAGTGAAAGTAAACTTTTTGCTCCAGCGTTAGTAGGTGTAGCGGCTTTAGCTGGCATAGGGGCTATCAATAGAATGACGGCACCGGATTTATCTACAGCCTCTTTACCTCCTCCTTCGGACACCTCTAGGCCTATGGATATGGGTCCGTCCATTCCCAATATGAAAGCTCCACCTAGAATTAACAGTTCTAACTTCACTCCATCTGCAGGAAGGTTTAGATATAATCAAAAATTTGGTTCTGTAAATTCAAATTTCTTTGACAATAGAGTAAATAATCGTGTAATTATTGAGGATAAGACCGCGTCAAGAAATAATTCTTGGCTTATTAGGCGGCAAATGGATATGGAGAGCGAAAGTGATTTCGCTTACTAACTATGGCAAAAAAACTTGGAACAATCTTTTATCCTGCACCTGTAACTAGTTCTTGTTATTCAGCTTACTTTCAGGAGGACAGCAGTGTCTATATACAAATTTCAGAGGTAGGTTCTGGCGCTAAAATTAATCCTCCTAGTTACATTTTAGTTTCTAGCTCTCCTGGGACAAATGCTATTGGCAAAGCTAGGGTTGCTTTAATTGGGACTTCCTATACTAACTACAAGGCAGCTTTAAATTCATATATTACCATAGGCTCTGCAGTTTCATCTGTCTCACAAGTAAATTCAATTACTTTAACATTAGGCACAGGCACATCTATAATGTTAAATGTAGTTCAATCTCTAGCCTCAGCTTTGTTTGGCTCTGTCTATGTCCGATTTAACCCAGTCTTTATTCCTAACGTCATAGATATTGAAATATCAAATAGAGGCCAGGGAGAACTAGATGAAAAACAAAAGGTTGGAACTGAGATATTAGGCGGACAAGAGTTTAATAACTCACTAAACGCCTATGAGAGTACAAATGGTATTGTTGACAATCTGTCGCCAATACAATCAAAAATATTAACTAAAAATATACTAGATAAATCTACACCAAAAGATAGACGTAATATTATCAAATCGCTTGTAAATCATTACAGCATTGCAGGTAAAAGAATCTAAAACAAATTATGACATCACAGATATCAAAGTCTGCCCTTGAGATTGGTCCACTAAGATTTACATATCAAGTACAGGACATAAGTATTCAAGAAGAAAAAGCTGTACAGGTTTTACCTTCTACTAGAACCAATAAAAATTTTGTTTCGGATTCTGGTGCTACTAATCAAAAAGCTATAGTCAGGTTGCTTTTTACAGGACTCTATGAAATTAATAGTGATCTAAGAAAACTGATAGCTTTATTTAGATCTTGTCCTATTATATCTGTTTATAATGAGCTTATAAGTGAGTGCTGGAATTTGGCTGCAAACCAAGTAGATCCTACTACTTTAACGGCCACTACAGATAATCAAAAGAAAAAAAGCAACTACACTGGGTTTATTCCGGTTGCTCTAGATGAACTTATTTTAGCTTCTGTACCAGATATTCCTTACGCTTTGTACGTTACGTTAACTATGACTAGGGTAGATGTGTCAGCTATATATCCAAATGGAGAACTTTTATATCAAGGCAAAACAAAACCAGAAAGAAGTCCATATGGCTCGGATGCTTACTATCTAAATAAATGGTTAGATATTGCTTTAGATGATAATATGATTCCTACCGTTACTGCAGAAGATTTTAGTGGTGTAGAAATTAGTTGGTATGGAGAGTACTCTACAGGAGAGGTAATTGAGCCAAATGTTTCAGACCTTACTAAGTTAAGTTTTGTCAACAATAAAAATACTAAAGTCTATAGTGAATCTAGTAATATAAAAAATTTATTTTCTTATAAAAACTGTATAGGCAAAGGCATACCTTTTCCTCAACACATGGGAGCAACATCTAGATTTTATTCTGTAGATCTACTTTTTGCTGATCAAGAAAATAATACAGATTTCCGTAAGTTCTGTTTGTTTAAAGAAAGTTCAGATTATATAGCACGAGCTAAAGATAGATTTGCAAGAGTTGCGGGTTGGGTACTTAATAGTCCAGTTGCTAAACTTTTAGCAGAACCAGCCGGAGACAGAGGATACATCTCTGGAAGACCAAAAAGTAATACATTTGTTCCTTTGCATGTCTCTATAGAGAATGGAGAACAGCCTCTTACAAAAACTGTTAGACTAGACATGGCAGAAAGTAACATTGACTTTTTTACCAATTCAGAAGTCAAGCTATTACAAGGCGGATCTGACTATGAAGATTTGAAAAAATATTTTAAAGGTCTAGTAGCAAAAGAATATCAATTTAGACTACAACTTATTACTAATCCATCTGGATTAGCAAATGCAATAACAGGACAAGATTCTACAACAGATGGCTCTAATTTATTTGACGCATTTAGTACATTTTGGCCAATAGTTAATGGTAATATAGATTTTGGTACTTTAGAAACATTTGGTATACTTAATAGAGATACTTTAAAAGCCGTACTGCTTGACTCCTCTTTTGATTATTCCGAACGACTTGCTATAGCTCTAGAAGCAACTCCACTTTTTTCTGGTAAAGTAGCTACAGGAGCAAGCCTGCCTAATATTGTATACAGAGTAAGGCAAAGTGTAGATCAATTACAAGCTATGGTATTTGGTCCTGACGAGATTGATTATGCAAATGTTTATAATATAGTAAAAGAATATGTACAAAGTATGTTTGACTTTACCAGTAATAGCACAGAGAACAACCCTGCCCTAAACCCAATTGATATAAATAACCTTACCTCACGGCTGTTTGCTAGTCTATACGGAGACTACACTGGGTTTTTAGATTTTACAAATGAGAGTGGACAAGCAGTTCAAGATTTATCCAAGTCTACAACAAAGTTTAGTCAGAAATTTATTAACGCTTTATTTGAAGTAGTAGTAAGAAGAAAGGGTCCTATCCAACAATCTTTGTCTAAAATATATTCTGTTGAAGGGTTAGACGCCGCATTCTTAAAGTTACTAATTAAATATATTGGAGATTCTGGCACTTACCCTACCGATCCTAGTGCTACTGATTCTAATTCTACAGCAATAAATTCTTACTTTAAGAAATCTGTATATGAAGATCTGTTCTTACCAAAATATAGTAAATTATATGGAGATCTTTGGAAGGAATTTGCTCCAACTTACGATGATCTTGGTATTGTAAACTCAAGTGGGCAAAAAGGAACTAATCAAACAAATGCAGAAGACCAGTTAGTCTTAGCTGTTGATGAAAATGATACTGTACCTCCTTCTGCTTGGCTCTTTAATGAAAAATATAAACCAAAACTATTAGCGGAAATAAGAGCAGGAGCTAACAATGTTTCTGCAATAGGTCACGAACTTCAATTGTCATTACCGTTTGAAGTAGATGATATAAACGAAATAGAAGGTCTCGCAAGTCAGCTGGCAAGAGAAACTGAACAAGGGAAAAAGCATAAACTCCAAGAAAGTTTATCTAAAATAATTAGAAAATCTTTTCAAAAAGCTTATTATAATGATGAGACAGCTTATAATGAAACTATGAATCAATTATCTATAGCTGCCCTAGATAAATTTGAGCAAGAGTATATGAGAGGAGATAAAAAACTTAGTGTATATGTGCACCACAATAATAATGTGGTAAGAAGAAAACAATTAACAGTACCAGGAGTAGCTGCCGAAATATATAAAGTAGCAAAAGATTATAAACTGCTTAGGCCTAATAGCAGACTTCCGCACTCAGATACTGATGAAGCACAAAGATCTGCAGATAGAGTAAATGAATTTGAATTTATAAGGTCACTTGATGAAAATACCGCAGCCTGCTTACGATCTGACTTGAGTCAAATGCCAGATATATATGAGAACGCATGTAAGATGTTTCCGGCTGTTAAAGTTTATTTACTAGAAAAACGTGGGTCTGATTTATACGGAGATGATACTTTCTTCTCTGTAAATCCAATAATGTCTGTTGATATTACAATGGATAAAGACGATGCGGACTTAGCTGTGATAACAATTGCTGATCCGTTATTTTTACTTCAAAGTTCGTTTTTTCCCCAAGGTGGTGTAGTATCAGTAAAGGGTGACGATGGAACAATAACTAAAAAAGTTACAGGAAATTTAAGAGGAAGTAATGTAGAAGGATACTTAAAAAGATACAAAATTGTAGAAGGTAGAGCTATACAAATAAGACTTGGGTATGACTCCATGCCTAAAAATCTAAAAATTGCATTTACTGGAAAGATTGTAGAAATATCACCAGGAGATGTTTTGACTATTGTATGTCAAGGCTGGAAATCAGAACTTATAAATAGACAGGTAAACTTTTATAATGATAATGTAAAGAATTGGGGAGCTAGAGATTTAGCCATAATGACTATGCAGCATGCTAATCCAGATGGCTTTGGAGACTTCTTTCCTCAAATGACTAGTGACTATATATTGAAAAATTTGCGTACTGAGGATGTTCAAGAAGCTGTAAAAATTGCATTAAATAGACAAGATGGAGTAGACATTGTACCAGGAGCAAGAGACGTTGGCAATACAATAACAAATGCAGTAAAAGAATTTTTTGGACTAGAATCTACAACTAAACAGAATCAAGGTCTTGACACCAGACTAAAAAACATATGGTGGGCAGATCTACCTTCCTACAATAACGTTGTAGGTTGGAGAAATTGGTCTGAGATAATGCCTTCTCAGATAAACGACAGCTGGGTAGTCCCGTTGCAACCTGCCTGGGAAGTCTTTAAAGAAGCAAGCAGACACTGTTGGAATGCAATAGTAGCAGTTGTACCCTATGATGGTGAAGCTACCTTATTCTTTGGACATCCTGATCAGCCTTATATATTTACTAAGGGCGGTCCAGCTGGTCGCCGTGGCTGGATGAAATATATCAATAATAAAAAAGATGCAAGCAAGAGTACTACTTCTATTATAAAAGGATTTAAAAATAGTAAAGAATATGATATTCAACAGAATTATAATCGGCTAGATAAATATCTATCTACTTCTACTGAGTATCAAACTTCGGCTGCTGACTACAACGGTAGGCAGGGTCCTGGTGTTTCTGATATAGAAGTTCTTACTGATCTACAATCTATAAAAATAAAAATTGCAGCGTTTAGGAATGAGCCTGGCTATGAATTTGTTCCAAATGTTGGAAGTTACAATAATTTTAACTTAGAATATAATATAAATATTTCTTGCTTTACATTATTAAACAAATTGCTAAGAGATGAAGTTGTAACAATAGGAAATACTTTAATTGGCAATCGCAAAAATGTGGATACTTACCGTGGCGCGATGAAAAAAGCTATAGACAATTCTAGTCTTCCTTTAGTAGCATATAGAAATATACAAAGTAAATTAGGAAGAAACACTATTCCTGTTATTTTAAATGCAATTATGGATACTCCTTTAGATTATATTTTTACACAATGGCCAGGAGCAGAGACTGAATTTCCTAAACTACTGCAACCTTCTAAAGAAATAAGTGAGGCAGAAATTAATGCTTTGCTAGAAAACAGATTTAAATTTACTGAAAATATGTCTGATGTGATACTAAGTATCTTAGACACATATAAACCTTATACAGAAGACTCTAATAACTTTGGAAGAAGTGTTGCCACAAATCAAGGAGTTGTTGGTGCAACATTCTTTGAAGTTCAAGAGCCTTATATTCTTGGACAACTTGTAAATTATTATGACATAACACAACATACGGTAAGCCTGAATGCAACTAAACTACTACAATCTAATCAAGACAAACTTAGTGATAAAGTAAAAACTAGTATATTGAGTTGGATAAAAGAAGTTAAAAGTCTTGAAGATGCCGTAGTTGCTTATTCTTTAAATAAAGAAGCAACAAGAAAATATATTAGAGACGCAAGACCAGGAGGAATTTTACAATTTACTAGTCAGCCAGCCGTGAAAGATATAAGAGGTATTTTTGATAGAGCAGCGAAACTAAGAGTAGATATAGAAGACAATGTTCGAGCTAAAAGATATTCTTCAAATGAAAATCTAGATCCTAGTAATCTTTTGACACTTAAATTATTTGTATACTTTTTTAATGAGTATCTAAAAAGTAATGATCCAGAAGTTCAAGCAGAAATAAATAAAATTAAAACTATAGACGGACTGCTGCCCCCTAATATGCAAGTGTTTAGGCAGCATCATTGGATAGATTCTGATCATGACATACTAAAAAATGATATAGTTGCTAGTACAAAAGATATGTGGAATACTGTTATAGTAGAGCATCCGGCACATGCTGAAGCAGTGGCTAAAATAGATGATGAAGAATCTTTATTTAAGTCAGGAGATTTTTACTCTGGTATAAAATGGGTGTACTATCCTAAGCAAGAAGTGTCTGGAGTCATGGGATTACAGTTCCACCCTGGACTTACTTTAGCTAATAAGAAGCTAAAAATATTTACAGAACTAAATTGCCAGTCCAACGAGCTAGCGGCAAAGCTAGCTTGCACTCACCTAGCGGATGGTATAAGAAGAATGTACAGAGGCACACTTATGCTTATAGGAAGAAATATGAAGCCTCATGATAGAATAATTATAAACGACGAATATACAAAAATGACTGGACCGCTTGAGGTAGAATCAGTTGTGCACCACTGGTCTATTGATGCTGGCTGGGTCACCAATATTGGTCCTCAGGCTGTCTGTGACGCCAATCCTGGAGCAGCAATACTTCAAACTGCCGCAATGGAAGATACCTTTAATAAGGTATTTAAAACCATAGATTGGGTATCAGACGCAATAACTATAGCAATTATTGTTGCTTCTCTAGGTGGAGGCACTGCATTGGCTCCTGGAGCTTTTAGCGTAAAAGAAGGAATTAAAGCTTCTTTAAAAGCTGTGCTTTCTAGTGGCAGAACAAAAGCAGTTGTAGGCCGATTAACAGCACTTGGAAAAAACTCTGCTGAGGTAGGAAGAATCCTGCTAGGCTCTGGAGGAAGTCCATTTAAAGCACTAGGCGGACTTATGGCTAAATATGGAGGTGCTGCTAATACTTACTTCCTAAATTGGGCATCTACTGGTCTGGCAAATCAAATTACTCATACTAGTTTTAGAATATTGACTACCAGTTCTTTTGTAGAAAACGCACAAAAAACTCAACAACTACCTGTAATACTTAGTCCAATTTACTTTAACGGATTACCCTTTTTAGCCGGTATGGATACTGACGATCCTATTTGGGCAATTAATTTTAATGATACATTCTGGAGTATGAGGGATCTAAATAAGTCTGCAGAACAAGTATTTGAGACTATATTCGGTCCTTCTTATGTAGAAACTAATTCTACGGTGAAATAATGCGAGCATTTAAGAAAGCAGAAGCAAATGCTAAGTTAGCCTCTAGAAGATTTAGTAAAGGCATTGTTTGTAGGATTATAAAAGGAGCAAGAGTCATAGACTTTATAGTATCTAGTAATCTAGTACCTCAAGGATTAATTTTTCCTGATATTGAAATTGCTTATGCATCTAATAGAAATAGAGTTTTTGTTGTTCCTTTGTACAACTATGAAGAATTTGAGCAATTAATTCGCGAAGCTGGATTATCTCTTAGACCTGGACAGTCTCAGAATCCTGCTCCAACTCCCCCAAACAATGAAAGACAAAATGCTTTTCAGCTACAAAAAGAACTTAGAAGACAAGAACCTTTATTAAACTTTCTAAAACAAAATATGATAATGGTTGCTATCAATCCTTTGACTATACCCAAAAACTTACCTGCTAATATAAAGAAGGTCGATGTACTCGTAGATTCTATTGACACCTCTCAAGCAATCAATGGGGAGTTTGTCTACACAACAACTACTTACACTAATGAGTACAAAGACTGGAGACAATAATGACTGACATGACTTTTGATAACGTCCACTCTGTGGGTGGATCTTCCCTTGGAGCGGCAAGTCAAGAAGAAATTAAAAATACTTCTTCTCTGTTTAGTCCGCAGTACATAATGAAACCAGACTTAGAACTATCTGAGGTTGGTGAAAAAATAGGTAGTGCAGTTTCTTATAACTTTAGTTCATTTTTAGATACAGATAAGACTACTAAATATTCTGCTGACTTTGAAACAGCAAACTTTGTAGGAGGAGCACTAAGCGTCCAACCTTTATTTGGTAGATTTATAGTAGCTAACACTGACAGTGCGGAGTCTCCTGGTGTTTTTAGGGCAGATGGAAAGAACTCACAGATGTATTCTTCTTCTAGCTCTACGACTTTAGGCAGTACCAGCATTGACACAGTAAGCGGCTACGAAATGAATACTTTAGCAACTGAGTTTCCTAGTTCTTTCTTTACTCCTGTAAAAAATTGGGTATTCAGATTATTTACTTTGTTAACCGATAGACGAATGGTGTACATAGCCCTTGTAGAAGGAATTTTAATTCTTATAGGAAGAGAAGCAAACAGAAGAAACAATAAGAAAAATTTATCACAGCAAATAAGTGAAAGAGACATTGGTACAATAATTATTGACAATCAAGAAATTGAAAACGAAATATTAAGGAGGAGATAAAATGGCAACTTACTATGATCAAGATATAGCTGCAACTTTTAATGGCGATATTGTGTTAGATGGACGTGGAGATATAAAAATAGCTGACACTTTAGAGACATACAAAGGAGCCGCAAATTTTGTGTTGCGAACGGATTACGGTGACTACGCAGCAGACAAGAACGTAGGTTGTAATCTGGGAGCTTTTATTGGTGAACCAAATACACCCGCTAGCCACGCTAAAATGGAAAATAATATAAATAGAACCCTACAGAATCAAATTTTTTCTAACAATGATGCTGTGGCTACTGTGGTCCCTTTTGATACAGAAGAAGCTTTGTGCATTGTAGAATTAGCTGGAACTTTTTTGATTAGTGGAGAATTTGTACAAGTAGAAGGTCAAAAAATAGCCTACAGCTTTCCCTACATTGATGGCGAACCTACCCCACTGGTGATCTGATGCCACTGACAAAAAGAACTTTATCGGAAATGTCTAGAGAGAGCTTACGCTATCTCTCTGCTAATACTGACCTAAGCTACTTTTCTCAAGGTTCAATTGTCAAAGCGCTGGTCGATTCCAGCAACTTAGAAATTTCTAGACTGCAAGAGTTTGTTGTTGGTGCTTTTGATAATTGTTTCCTAAGTACGGCTTCAGGTTTATACTTAGATCTATTTGGAGAACTTCTTGGTTTGCCTAGAATAAAAGATAGAAAAGCTATAGCTAGTATTCAAGATGGTTCAGTTAGATTCTATGTAGATAGTGGAACTTTAGGATCTAGACTTCCATCTGTTGCTCCGGGATCGGGTATGATACCTGCTGGAACTACAGTTAGCAATGCTTCAGGCGATATTGTATTTCAAGTAACTAGCGACACTAGTTTTCCTGTTAACGCAAGAAGCGCATTTGTTCCAGTAAGAGCTACTATTTCTGGAGCAGAGTTCAACGTAGGCGCTAATCAGCTTGTTGTTCATAGCCTGTCAAATCCTAATGTCAAGGTCACAAATGATATTAGCATTGTCAGTGGCTCTGATGTAGAAACTGATGCTCAATACAAGTACAGATTGTCTAAAGCGTTTACTACTAAATATGGAGCTAACAGGACTGCAATTCAAATTGCGGCATCCTCTAGGCCAGGAGTTTCTAGATCAGAAATAGTTCCCTACGCTAGAGGCGCAGGAACCTTTGATGTACTATTAATTCCTCAGGGAAATAAACTAGCCCAAAGCACTATAGATGAGGCAAGAAGAGTTGTAGAATCTGTTGCTGCTTTTGGGGTAAGCCCAATGATAAGAGAGCCTGTCTATGTTGCTTTTAAAGTAATGGCTCAATTAAGATTTAATGCCAATGTGGAAGAAGGCACAAAAGCTGCTTCAAGAAGAGCTGCTGAATCCGCTGTTCTAGCTTACTTTGCTAGCATCCCATTGGGCGGGGAGATGGTTCTTAATCAATTAAGATCTGCAATACTCTCCGCAAGTTCTACAATTAAAGATGTAAAAATCCTAGAATTCTGTTTGGATGGCAAGCCTAAGATATTGTCAAATATACAATTAGCTGCAGATGAACTTTTTGTCCCAGATGATACTGCTGAAGATGCGGTAAAGATGTTATAATGAGTTTCAAATTCTTTAAAAGTCAATTTAATCCTACGGGATTAACAGGAAAGGTAGGTGGTTCAATAGTTGAGACAGAACTCAGCGGTTACCTAGGTGAGCTCTTTGCTCATCAATATGCCTATCCAATAGAAAGCACTGGCGCAGTTGTGCAGTATAGAAAAGTATTTGTAAAGAATGAATACTCTATGACTTCAACCGATACCAGAATATGGCTAGATGCACAACATACTTCTGGACAGATTTATCTAGCATTACAAACAGGATCTTTAGGGACTGGATCAGTGCAGCGTCCACCATCTGATCTTTATGGTTGGGTTGCACCAAACTCTTATTCAGGTGGGCTAGACATAGGAACTCTGCATCCTACGGAATCTACGGGCATATGGCTGCGTCAAACTTTGACTAGTATAGAATCGTCTAACCCTTATACATCGCTTCGACTCTATGTTGGAGGAATAGTTGAATAATATAAAAGTTGATTATCTTCCGGTTAGATACTCCTATGAGACAAGACAACTAACCAAAAATTCTTTAGCTGTTGCTTATGGCTACAGTTCTGATGTAGCTTCTACTTTTGCAACACAGACTCAAGGATATCAAGCTCCTGCTACTCAAGCTATATTAAATAATTTACCACAATGGATGGAGATGAGACAAAAGACAGATTCCAATGGTTGGAAACTAGTCAATTCTTGGGGTCAAAATCTTGAACACGTTATAGAACTTACTGCAAGTTATATAACAGAGCGACATCTGCACACTGCTGATAAGTTCCAAAGAAGTATACTCTATAGCACTAATCTATATAATAGAGAACTTATTGAGACTAAAGTATTTAATAACTTATTATTTAATTCTAATTATTCTATACTAGCTCCTGCTAGAACTAAGCTTCCTTTAGGATGGATTAGGTATAATTCTAATAACTATAATAATGTTTATCTAGTAAAAAACAAAGCTTATATATGTCCAAATAGTATGCTAATAGATGGAGCTGGAAGTTTTGGTCAATCTGTTTATGTCAACAATAGTATAGCAGAAACTATTTCATTTAGCATTTACTACCTATCTAATTTGATTGAAGATAAAGTTACCTTGCTGACTATAGTAGAAATGCAAGATGGTACAGTCAAGCATGCTCAAGCAACAAGTACAACTCCGTCAAGTGAGTGGAGGAGACTGCATTCCTCTATAAGAATTGATGGAAGTGTTTACAGAATACATTTTGTTGTTCAGTCTGAATCTGATTCTAAAGTATACTTTAATGCGCCTAAGCTCGAAGTTTCAAACTTTGCAACTAAATGGTCAAGATCTACTTTAGATACCTTACCCTACCTTGATAGCTCTAGCTACTTTTCTCAAGTCTGTGCTATAGGAAACGTTGGAATTGATACTAAAAAAATTGCTATACAGCCTGTTTTAACGCAAGACACATTTTTAAATATAGACATACCAACTAGAATAGAAAAAATTACTGGAATACACAAAGATCTAGAACCGTTTGTTACAAACGTTCAAGGCAGAAAGATTTCATTCTTTAATGAAGTATTTGACACAACCTGGAAAGTAGAAGAAGGTAAAATAAAAGAAAAGTCTTTTGGTCCTTCAGAGTTTGATGTCTATGCTGAATACGATATAAGAGATTTGACTATAGGTGAAGAAGTTACTTACGGTACCTATAATGATCCAAGTGTGAGTATTGTGCCACAGTTACTGACTGTGCGAGGAACAAAACTATTTATACTAGTAAAAGAAACCTATCTAAATGAAACTAAGTTTGTTCTAAAAATATGTAACGCAAGAGAGCCTGCTAATAAGGGCAGCTATCTAGAGTCTCTTGCAGACTTTCAAATAGAGATACCTACTCCGGGTAAAACTTTTGTCGGTCAATTAGACGAAATTTTGACTACATTGGCGTTCTCAGAAGTAGATCCTAATGTAATGTTGATCACTACAAATCTTGGCAGGCAATTATTTTATAGATTGTACTATGATTATTACTATAATGACGTAGACACAAATAAAGTATACATGATTGAATCATATCCAAACTCCAAAATTCAGGTAATCTGATGGCATACACTTCATTCTCTACTCACGCTCCAACAGGAGAAAGTCAAAAATTTGTAGTAAGTCCTAATCCATATTCGGATAAAGGCAGAAATATTGGCTACCCAACTAGGTTTTCTACTTATGTCAATAAAATATCAGAGCTAGATGGAGCACAAACAGTAACAGAAAATAGAACTGTTGACGAGCTTATAGGAAACAGACTATACCTATGGCATAGGCCAATGGTTGCTGCAGATGGAACTCCTCTTACGATTACGGTTCAAGGTGGTGGGAGTCCTTTATTAGACACTAGTGCAACTAATGCCAAAAGTGCCTACATTGTTTTTACTGCTTTACCTACTTCAGATTTTTCTGTAACTTATATAGCTGTTCCTGATTACTTAAACGCTTGGCATCTTAATACTTTGCAAGATGATATAATGGAGATGCAGAAGAATCTGGGCGTGTCAACTCTTACTGGTGCACCTGGATTAAGAAACTTAGCCTTTGCTTCTTTTGATTTACCTAATGATGCTAACTATAGTGGGTTAGCACAAAGAGCCGTATATCTTTCACACCTAGCTCAAAATATTGTTATAGGATCTACAAATGATCCCAGCCTTGCTGGTAGTTTAGGAACTAACCATAGAATACAGTTAGGTAGAAGTACAGATGCTGTTGTAGTAGATGCGACCGGATTCCACGTCACTCAATCAAACGGCCTCTTAACAAGTTCAATTACTTTAGGATCCAGAACTGGTGACTTTATAACATATAAAGGACATCTATCTGGGGAAGGACCAATAACAATTGGCGGTCCTGCTTGGACCAATATAGGCGGAACTGATTGGGCAAGTAGAGGATACTCTGGTACAGTATTTAGCTCCGGCCTAACCGGATC